ATGGCTACAGTTAAATTTCTTCTTAGAGGGAATTCTAACCCCTCAACTTTGTATCTAAGATTCTTACATACAAAACAAATTGATGTTTTTCATCGAATACAAATTTCGATTAATCCTGATCACTGGGATTCAAAAAAAGAACAAATCAAAAACGTTCTTGCTGTAAAGAATAGAAATGAAATCAATCTAAAATTAGGTGAGCTTAAAGTTTTTATCCTAACAGAATTCAATTCATCTTATATCCAAGGTGAAACAATTGACAAGTTTTGGATCTCCAATAAGGTGAATGAATTTTTTAATAGGCCAACTTCAGAGAGTAATTTTAAAATAAAGAAAGAGGAAATATACCTAACTTCTTTTGCGACTTGGTGGCTTGAAAATAAAGCAGAAACACATAAAGTAGCTGCTAACAAGTATATGAATGAAAAGTCAATCAGTCATAATAGTAGATTACGCGATCTTTTAATAGACTTTGAAGGTAAAGACCCGATAAAGCTTATTGATGTTGATAATAAGTTCCTAGACAGCTTCAGTAGTTATTTATCAAATGAACGCGGGTTTTCTGAAACAACTGTACATAGACATGTTTCTCGTGCAAAGTTCTTTTGTGAACGTGCCGAAAAGTTAAATCTAAAAGTAAATAAAGGATATCGTGAAATAGTTTACATACAGAAAGCAGAAGTTCAGTATAAAGCCCCATATTTGAATGTAGAAGAAATTAATAGAATATATAAACTGAAGATTGCAGATAAGAAAAGAGATGCAATACGCGATAATTTCATTATTGGATTATGGACCGGCATGCGAGTATCAGATTTTTTGAATAGACTAAAAACAGAAGATATCCAAGGAGACTTTATTAGCATCAAAACTTTTAAGACAAATCACAGCGTAACTATACCATTACACCCTCAAGTAAAGGAGATATTAAAAAAATGGAAAGGACTGCCACCTAAAACGTTTGAACAAGAATTTAACCGAGAAATAAAAGCAATTTGTAAATTAGCTAAAATTTCCACTATGATAATTGGCGGAAAAATAAAAACTAAAGTTGATGGTAGTACAGGAGAAGATACTGTAAGAAAGGAAGTAGGAGAATATCCTAAACACAAATTAGTATCTTCACACATTTGCCGACGTTCTTTTGCTACAAACCACATAGGAAAATTACCTAACAAAGTAATTATGGATGTTTGTGGGTGGAAAAGTGAAAAACAAATGCTAGAATACAATAAACAAACAAATCTGGAATCAGCTAAAATGTTAGCAGATTATTGGAAACAACAAGCCTTGTAATATGGAGAAAAAAATAATCGAAAACCCCGCTGACAGACTTAAAATGTTAGCACAAGAATTCGGAATCGCGACAATGCATCTAGGAGAGAAATTAGGATACAATAACAACTCAGTGGTTGATTCTATTGTTTATGGAAGAACCGCTTCCATAACGCCCGCATTCGCCAAAAAAGCAATAGAAAAATGCCCAGAGATAAACTATTTGTTTTTGACAAAAGGAGAGTTGCCCGTATTTACTGTTGATCATACAATTAAACAGCTGCAACAAAACTTAATTGGTACGGACGTAGATATATTAGGTAATCAGCAAATTATCGCAAAACTAGATGTTATCGCTAAAACTCAAATCCGAATACTAAAGGAACTAGAAGAAATCAGGAAAAATAAATAATATAAAATTTATATGTAATTTGTATAAAATATTTTGTACATCTGATTCAATCAATAAGACGTAGCAATCTAATTGGTTTTAGGTTGAACTCTTATTGATATAATAAAAAACCTTCAACAGCATTGCTACGTCGCTGATTGGAGGTTTTTTTATGCGTTCTACGGCTCGATTTCGAAAACCTTACACTATTAAGTCAAGAAGAAATGAAAGGACGCTTGACGGGTCATTGCAAGAGACAGACCACCAAGGGCAGAACTAACATTATCTGCAAATTGTCTCAAATTACAACATTGGTAGTTAGACGTAGTTGTATGTTTTAGATGCGCGTATTTTCCTAACGAAGCAGATCATTAAAACACAATCCTGGCTTGTCGAGTTTATAATACTATTTTTAGTACAAAATAACTTGGCTTGCCTAAGGATAATTGTGTTTTATCCACAACGTTTTAGCCTTCAAAGCAGTAATAAATATCAAATATTACTTATAATATAACTTACCGATTTTTTTCAAAAATTTTCTCTCAAAAACAACCCATTTCAAGCAAATGCTAACAAAAACTAGCAAGTGCTTCATCAAATTTTAATAAAGCAGATAACAAAGCAACTAATTTGAGCCATTACCATAAAATATGGTAGTGGTGATTATCAAGTATTTACATTAGATCGCTTGCTCTAACATTACTGGGTCAAGTTTTCGGCTCAGTGAGTATACAAGACTTACTCCGCTAGGCTAAAATGCCCACCGACTGATTTAATATTAGCTAAAATAATAAAACCACTCGATTGAGTGGCTTTTGCTTTTATTCTCTTTTGTAGTTTTGAACAATGTTTTTATGTCTATCTATAATGACGTCATAATTTTCATTGGACTTGTGCAAGATTATTGATGTAAAGATGCGTGTATCATCTAACTCAATTATGTTATCAATTTTTTCGTAATCTGGAACTACCCATGTTTTATACCATTTTTCAAAAAGCACAAATCTACATATACCTTTATTATCCTCATCATCACAAGTATAAACTAAAGTGTAATTAATATTGTTTTGGAAAAAGGCAGTTACGACAGCCCTAATTGTTTCAGAGATATCCTTATCATTTGATTTAATATTTTGATCTTCCTCTCTCTTAGCTAAAACAAAATGATATATATTATCTATAGGATTATCAGCATTACCAATATTTAGATTTTCATCTTTAGTAAAGGATAATTCATACGTTAAATTTGTTGCAGTAGTAAAAGAATATAATCTTCTATGTTCATCCCATTCAAAAGGGTAGGGCATCTCTTTATATTAAAATGGTTTAACTAATTTTACTCCTCTTTGTTCTAATTGATCTTTAGTTATTTTACCATTACTATAAGACTTCATCAAAGATTTTCTTTCTGACATATCTTTGATCATTTTAATTATTTCGGCTTTTTTCATAATATACTCTTTTTAAATAGGTTACTTAAAAAGTGATTGCAAATGTAAAAAACAATTTACACTTCGCAAAATATTGTTTAATGTTTAAACACATATAAATATACTAAACGTATATGTAAGTAACAAATAAGTATAGAGATATTTAACGATAAAACGTATTACAATTGTGCGATTTATTAATACTCAATCTTACAAGGCGTTCTTCCTATCTCTTTTGCCTCCTTTAAACTGACTTTATAAATACTAGTCGAGCATCTATTCAATCCTCTGCAATTACTAGATTTATGGTATTTCTTACTTGATTTACCTTTGCAAATGTAAACTTGCTGCTGACTTGAAAACGAAAATAAAAAAATCGACAATAAACCAACTATAAACGCTTTTTTAGTCATAAATTATTAATAACCTTGATTTGTTAATTTAGATAATCTTAAATCTGTAAAATTTATTTCTAATACATATTCTTCAATTTCATTTGATTGATGAAATTCTTTTTTTACACTATCCCAATGACTTTTAAAGTTAAAACTATAACCTATTCCTATTCTATTTAATTTTTCTCCTTTTTCGTTAGAAGATTTAGTAGTAAACCATACACCTTCTCCTACTTTTTCATTAGTGATTTTATTAGTACGTTCAAACTCTTTTATATAACTATACTCTTCTGGAACTAAATCCAACAATTGATCATACTGTTGTTTCATTGTGTCATAATCATCATATTCTAAGGTTACTGTTCCTTTGTGAAGTTTATCGTCTGATAATGTAACTTGAATATGATTACTTTTACTTTTTAAGCAAATATTATTATTAAACTGAAGATTTATTACATTTATATAAACGCTGTCTTTTAAATAATCATATTTTTTATATCCGTTATTGATTTTATCAACAGCAGATCTAAGTCCATACTCATCATCTTTATCAGCAATAGTAGAATTAGTGCTTTTTAAACGTGCTATATCAAATTTAGTATCTCCTGCTTTAAATGGGAAAAATGAATTCCAAGTACATTGCGAATATGCACTTGAAGAAAGTAATAGTAAAAAAAAGAATATTTGTTTCATAAGGTGTGTGTTAATTGTTAATATCGTATTGAATTCTTTTATCTACAGATTTTACGCCCTGATCGATACTAACTAATTTATTATTTACAAAATAAAAATACCTATAATCACTACCACTACCATCTGAATCATACCAATTTTGCTTTTTTACTAAATAAACTGTTCTTTGAGAATTCATTTCTATTGTTTTTTTCTTTTTAACAATAGAGTTGAATTCTTGAACGCTCATTCCAATATAAACATTAGATAGTTGTTTCTCCATTTGCTTAGATCCTGATGCACATCCGATTAAAGAGAATAAAATTAAAAAACTAAATAAAGAGTAGATTTTTTTCATAAGTTGTTATTTAATTATGTTAATAAAAACCAAATATAAACAAATAAAAAATGCGGTCTAAACAGACCGCATTAATTTGACTTATTAAAAACTTCTCTTTATAACATTAAATATCTGATATACATCATTTGCAGGGTAATCAAAAGGTTTGTGTTCTGGGTTTCTACTGCATAAAGAGAACATTCCAGTTTCTTTATTATATCCTCCAATATCTTTGTGCATAATACCGGTTTTAGTTACAAAAATTAAACCATATTTTGTACTATGTAAATTGTCCCAGAACTGACGCCCAATCTCACGGGCTAGAATTTCGGAACCTCCTGGTGTATCATAGCCGCCTTCATTCCACATTGAATCACCCTCGCTCACAAAGCAAATGTAATTTCCTTTAGCAATGTGATCCGCCTTGAAACGAATTGTATCAAATCCATTAAAGCTATTCATTTCGTCTTGATAACATTCAATGTATGATGCATACGCAGGGAAAGGAACTTTGATAACCTCTATTTCAATTCTGTTGTTTGGGTACAAGTAAAATTTATTCCCATTTGAATTTGTAAATACCTCTACTTCGTCATCTACAAATTCAGTATCAATAGCGAATACAGAATCATGAACAACCGAATTATTAGCATCTAAATCAAACAACCAACTAGGATCTACTGACAAATCAGAACCTAAAATTTTAGATAAAACTTCGAATGAAGGCTTGCCTTTTCTAGAACCTACGATATTTTCAATTACAGTTGGACTAACTCCAACTCTTCTTGCAAATTCAGATTTATTTCCTTTACATTCTCTAATTATTAATTCCTCAATCTTTTGATTTACAGTCATATATATATAATTAATACGCAAATGAGTAAAATTTAACATTTAAACATTTTTATTTTACGCAAATGCGTATATATTTGTAACAACAAAAACCACTACACAAGTTTACCCTTTCAAAAACAAACTTATGTAGTGATTATTAAAGTTCCTTGACATATTGGGAAACAAACGTTTTAATCTAGTTAATGAACTATTTACGTAGTTCTATATTTTAATTCGCTTTGTTTCAAACCGCCATAAGGGGCGGCAATACCTGTCAAAAATTAAAAACCTTTCAGAAAGCAAAACACAGGTTTCATAAAGTCTGATAAGCACTGCTCTATCAAACGTGTAACACAATGTTACTACCAAACGCTGTTCTGGCTTGTGTTATACATCCGCCTGTGTTAGCTTTCTTTTATCATCGTTATTACACGATAATTCGTCTTGCAAAAGTACGGATTATATAGATATATAGTAACGGTGTGAATACATATATAAGTTAAATATATCTTAAATATAAGTATTTATGAACCAAATTGAAATAAACCATACCATGTCAAGTAGAGAAATTGCTGTGATGACTGGGAAATCTCATGCAGATATACTAAAAGCAATCCGAAAGATGGAATCTGCATGGGAAAAAGTTAACGGAGGTAAATTTTCCCTCGTTGATTATATAGACACTAAAGGAGAAAAAAGACCTGAATACCAACTATTAAAAAAAGAATGTCTTTATATCGCAACGAAATTTAATGACGAAGCGAGAGCAAAACTCATTATACGTTGGGAAGAATTAGAAAAACAATCAGCTAAACCAAATTTAAAAGCAATCACTAAAAAAGATTTAGCAATGATGCTTTTGGAAAGTGAACAAGAAAAAGAAGCATTGCTTTTAGAGAACCAGAGAATGAAACCACGCGATGAATACATTGACAAGGTTTTTTCTTGTGATGGACTGTTAACAATGTCAGAAGCTTCAAAATCACTTGGTCTTGATATTGGGCGAAACATCCTCTACAATATTTTAAGGGATAAAGGAATCCTATTTAAAGGATCCAAAGAACCAAAGCAAGAATTTGTTAATCGTGGTTACTTCGCATTGAAGCAAACGATGATACAAATTAAAAAAGGAGACTCTACTATCACTAAAGTAGAACCTCAAACAATGGTTACTCAAAAAGGACTTGGATACATCGCTAAAATATTAGGAATCGTTAACACCGCTGCGCAATGAGTATAGCATATGAGATTAATGATCGTTTTGCTGAATCTGTCGATCATTTAATTAAAACAAAAAAAGTTCAGTCTAGGGAAGAACTATCCAGAGAACTTGGTATAGAACCAAATACATTGGCTGACTTTATATCAAGAAGGACCAATGTAGGAATTGATGTTGTTCTAAAATTATGCGATTCATTCGGGATTTCCATAGAATATCAACTACAAGGTAAAGGCAAAATGTTTCTAGACAAACGCTAGAAATAATCAAACAATTTTTAAATCAAAACAATGGCAAAAAATATAATCGACACACACAAAGAAAACATTGAGTTTCTAACACTAGACGAGGCGTGTGATTTTTTAGGTATAAAAGCAACAACTTTCTATCAGAATTACAGTCGAAAACTAACATCTTATAGAAATGCAGAAAGATCAGAGGATAAGAGGCGTTTTTACAGTAAACAAGAGCTTGTCGATATTATAGCTGAAAAAGAAGCTAAGCCTTCAAAATTAATAGCTGTATCCAAAAACGAACGTCGAAATGCTTAGTATTAACTTCTTATCCGACCTCATAACTGTACTGGGTATTATGGTAGCTACCCTTTGCTTTATTCTCTTAAGCCTACCTAAGCAAAAAAGAAAGTAGTTATGACTACACCTTATATCGAAGACGGACGTTGGAAATTATTTGATAAGACCTACTCCGAACAAACAGAAGCCGACAAAATTCTTTTTGACGGCTTTTTTAGTACCATTCGAAAACACATAGAGTTTATCACAAATGAACGAGAAACTACAATATGTAGTGACAGTTTACTTCCGTTACGGAGATCACGTCAACCACGCAGATATAACTGTTTTAGCTTCTTCACCAGAAGAGGCGAAAGAAAAAGCAAGTTTACCACCTTGCTACAAAATTTACGAAAAACACATTTTTTAAACAACGGGAAATATGTCAGAAAATCAAACCCTACCACAAACATTTAGCCTTGAAACTTTTAATGTGAATACTTTAGAAGAAGTAAAGAACAAGAGAGAGCAACAGCTTAAAATAGTTGAAGAAAATCCTTATATAGATATTTCAGATACTGAAAGTTATAATGTCGCTAAGAAACGTAGAACAACTTACGTCACCGCAAGGACTTCGTTAACCAAAGAGAAGAATGTTGTAATAGATAAAGTAAAAGAAAAGATTACTGGACCTATTTCAGACCTATATGACGAGTTTATCGAAATTACCAAACCTCATGAAGAGAAGCAACAAACTGAGGTAAAGAGATGGGAGAAGATTAAGGATGATGAACGTATTGCTAAACTTAAAAAAGAAGAGAATCGTAAACAAGCACACCGCGACAACATCAAATCGATTGTCGCTACTGTTTCAGAAGAAATCAAAAACTTAGATTACGCTACTTCGTTAGAATATGAGGTAAAACCCTTGTTAAATGAAGTGGAGGTTTCTCCTGATGACTTTGAAGAGTTTAAAGGAGATTTACTAGGCGAATTGGAAAGTTTAAAATTCGTTCTATCAAGTAAAAAGGCTACTCTAAAAGAACAAGAAGATTTGCGAGTTGAACGCGAAAAATTAGAAAACGAGCGAAAAGAAACGGAACGCATCAATAACCACAAGCAAGCGATTCAAGACTTTTACAATCGTTGGATCAATAAGATTTACTCTGTTCCTTTTGCAAACTTCACAGCTCTTAAAAAAGAGTTTAATGAAGAATCTTCTTTATCTGTTCAGGAATTTCAATCAGAATACGCAGCTAAACGCGCTGAGCTAGTAAAAGAGTTTGAACAACGAGAAACTTTGCTAAATAAGCAAGAAGAAGAACGTTTAAGACTTGAAAAACAACGTCAAGAACAGGAAGCTGAGTCAAAAAGAATTGCCGAGGAAAACGCTAAAAAGCAAGCGGAAATTGAAGCTAATCAAAAAGCTGAACAAGAACGTATCCAAGCAGAAAACAAACGTTTAGAAGCAGAAAAACAGGCTTTACAGAAAGAAAAGGACGAGCTTTTGAAAACTAAACGTATTCAAGCTTTGAAAAACTTAGGATTCGATGACGATTTAGTTCTAAACCTAGAACATTGCAAAATTGTATTTCCTATTGAAGATATTTTATGTGATGAAGAAGAGTTTCAAGATTTATTGAACAATACTAAGTATAGAATAGAAAATCCACCTATTCCAGAAGCAGAAATTCAAGAAGTAGAGTACGAAGAACCGCCAACTTGGGCTACAACAGCATTTCCTGAGGATTTTATTGACCAAGAACCACCTTTAATGGATATCGAATCCGTTGACAATGATCATATCGTTTTAGTTGAGTTAACCTCAGAACAAAGAATTCAACAAACTCTTCTAAACGATTTCTGTGATTACTGTTTATCTAAACATGGGCACATTGACCAAGAATTTATTGTTGAATTTTTAACTAGAGCATAATGTTGAAAATTGAAGTTGATTTAAGCGATGATCAACTAAAAAAAATCGCGCATTACATAGTTGCTTTCGGATTATTACCTGATGACGAGAATAAGGAACTTCCCCTAAACGAACAATATATAACTGTTAAGCAAGTCGCCAAATTTACTGAACTTACCGAACCAACGATTTTAAATCACATTAAATCTGGGTTACTGAAAGCTGAAAGGCCAGGTAAATCTTGGAGAATTTCTAGGCAGTCATTAAAAGACTACATGACAAATGGAGAATAACGAATATTTTTTTTTAGACTTCTCAGAAGAAGTTGAGAACCACTTATTATTTAATGATTATAAAAAACGTAAAGATGCAATTAACGAAGGAGAATTAGAGCTTTTTATAATTGTAAATAAGTCATCAAAACAGTTTTGGATTAACGGTAAACCGCAGTTAAATCATGCTAAAAAAATGACACCTATTAAATTCATAACCTTTAAAGACCTACAAAAATGGCAAACGAAATAAGCACACTCCCACAATACCAATTAGCAGCAGCAGAAACAATAAACACACAAGTATTAGCTGTTTTATCTGACAAGAGTCAGAACTTCACAAATGCTTTTGCAATGGCTAATGCGATTTCAGTTATTCGAAATACATTAACCCCAGAGGTAATGCAACCGATTATGAGTTTAGCAGGATCTAAGCTTGGATTTAGAACAGATAGAGACAAACCAAGTAAAGGGCAAATGCCTCAACCATATCCATTGGAAACTGTAAAGGATTGTTTAATTGACGCTGTATTGTTAGGGTTAAATCCTACAGGAAATCAATTCAACATTATTGCGAGTAATATGTATGTAACAAAAGAGGGTTTTACTTATTTACTTAAAAAAATAAAAGGACTTCGTTACAGTATCATTTACCCAACAACAACGTTTGCTCAAAATAAAGAAACCGCCTTAGTTACTTGTGAAGTTACTTACCAAATCGGAGAAGACAAACCAATCAAACAACTACTTGAATTTACAGTAAAAGCAGGTTCTTATGCAACAACAGATTCTTGTAATGGTAAAGCCGAACGCAAAGCAAAATGTTGGCTTTATAATCACATTGAGGGGACAGATATTACGGATGGTGATGCAGAAGATATTTCTTATACAGAGGTTAGTTCAACTAGATTATCCAAGGAAGAATTGGCAAAGGAAAAAGAACTAAACCGATTGAAAGAGTATTTAGATAAAGCAGATAAATTTAGTTCCCTTTTACAACTAAAAAAAGCCGTTGCTGATTCAGATAATATCGAATTTCAAGAGCTTTACAATTCCAAAGAAAGCGAACTTATTCCAAAAGCAATCGAAGGTATTGACAATCTAAAAGACCTTGAAAAACTTTCTCCTCATATCGAGCAAATGGAACACATCGTTTTGCTTGATGATAAAAAGAGAGCATTAAGTGGGCAAGCCTAAAACTTGTAAATGTGGCAAGGAGTTTATACAGTACAATTCACTTGAACCATACTGCTCTTACTCTTGCAAAATGAAATACGCTAAACCTAAAGGGATAAAACCTATATCTGATAAGCGTAAAACAGAAATTCAACAATACACTATTCTACGTAAAGAATTTCTATCAGATCCCAAAAATCAAATTTGCCCTATAACGAAACAACCTACAACAGACGTACACCATAAAAAGGGGCGCGTAGGTAGTTTATTCCTTGACACGAGATATTGGCTTGCGGTATCTCGTGAAGGGCATCGCATAATTGAAGAAAACCCAGAATGGGCAAAAGAAAACGGTTACTCACTTAATAGATTAAACTAAAATGAAATTTACATACACAAAAGTCACTCATGACACTATTAAAATTACTGGTGTCGATTCAAATAAAGAACAGATTGTAATTCCTACCACAATAGATGGTTTTTCAGTTACTCACATCGGCTCTGGGGCGTTTCGTCACAATCAGCTTACATCGGTAGAGATTCCTAGTTCAGTTACTCACATCGGCTCTGGGGCGTTTCGTCACAATCAGCTTACATCGGTAGAGATTCCTAGTTCAGTTACTCACATCGGCGATTGGGCGTTTGAAAACAATCAGCTTACATCGGTAGAGATTCCTAGTTCAGTTACTCACATCGGCGATTGGGCGTTTCGTCACAATCAGCTTACATCGGTAGAGATTCCTAGTTCAGTTACTCACATCGGCGATTGGGCGTTTGAAAACAATCAGCTTACATCGGTAGAGATTCCTAGTTCAGTTACTCACATCGGCGATTGGGCGTTTCGTCACAATCAGCTTACATCGGTAGAGATTCCTAGTTCAGTTACTCACATCGGCGATTGGGCGTTTCGTCACAATCAGCTTACATCGGTAGAGATTCCTAGTTCAGTTACTCACATCGGCGATTGGGCGTTTGAAAACAATCAGCTTACATCGGTAGAGATTCCTAGTTCAGTTACTCACATCGGCTCTGGGGCGTTTCGTCACAATCAGCTTACATCGGTAGAGATTCCTAGTTCAGTTACTCACATCGGCGATTGGGCGTTTCGTCACAATCAGCTTACATCGGTAGAGATTCCTAGTTCAGTTACTCACATCGGCTCTGGGGCGTTTCGTCACAATCAGCTTACATCGGTAGAGATTCCTAGTTCAGTTACTCACATCGGCTCTGGGGCGTTTCGTCACAATCAGCTTACATCGGTAGAGATTCCTAGTTCAGTTACTCACATCGGCTCTGGGGCGTTTGAAAACAATCAGCTTACATCGGTAGAGATTCCTAGTTCAGTTACTCACATCGGCTCTGGGGCGTTTCGTCACAATCAGCTTACATCGGTAGAGATTCCTAGTTCAGTTACTCACATCGGCGATTGGGCGTTTCGTCACAATCAGCTTACATCGGTAGAGATTCCTAGTTCAGTTACTCACATCGGCGATTGGGCGTTTGAAAACAATCAGCTTACATCGGTAGAGATTCCTAGTTCAGTTACTCACATCGGCGATTGGGCGTTTGAAGAAAGTGTAATTATCACACAAGCAAATCATAAAATCCAAATGATTGATAGTATCGCTACGATTATACGCTCAAAGAAGAAACGAGACGAATTCACGATTTATGAAGGATCGTTATTCAACAGAAAAGAAAAGTGTTTTGTAGCGAAAAGGGATAAATACTATGCCCACGGAGAAACTATAAAACAAGCAATTGAAGATGTAAACTTTAAATACTTACAAGAAAACTTAGAGGTGCAAGATCTTGTCAAAGAGATTAAAGAAAAACAAACAATCTCTGTTTCTGAATTCAGATTACTAACTGGAGCTTGTAAAATGGGATGCGAAAGTTTTATGAGGCAATACAATCTTACAGAGACTACCTACCCATTAACCAAAGCACTTGATTTACTTAAAAATCAATTTGGTTGGTCAAAAATCCAAGAACATTTTAATTAACAACCATGCAAACAGAAAACCTAATATTCACCAATTGGAAAGAAAGATGTTCTTCACTTGGAAAGTTATTGACAAACCTTCCAGAACCCTTAAGAGAAGCAACAGAAGAAGACAGTGTAAGAATACAAACACTACTTGATATTAAAAGAACAGGAAAGAATCCTGAGACAAATAGGCCTAATAAATGGGATGATACTAAAGAAAAGGAATTAGAACAACTCCAAAACATTGTCAAAAGAATAGAGCCTAAAGATAAACTTCCGACAGGCGCAATTACCCACTTAGAAGAAGTGTTTCGCCATTTATTTTGGAAACGTAGAAGATTCCTTGAAAACAAATACCTAAGCAAGGGAACAATCTGTGAAGAGGATGCTCTCGATTTAAAATCTCAACGCGATGAGTTTTTCTACCGAAAGAACGATGAACATCTAAGTAATGATTTTATCCAAGGAACCCCAGATAATCTTCAAAAGAAGACTAAAGATACTAAGACCAATTGGGACTTAGAATCATTTGACAACGCAGAACTAAAAACATTGTACGAATGGCAATTGAAAGGTTATATGTGGATTGTTCATAGCTATGACTTACCTGAATTAGAAACCAAAACAGAATCTGAACTTGTGTATTGTTTAGTTAACGCTCCTCTTCATCTAATTGAAGATGAAAAGAGAAGAATGTGGTTTCAAATGGGACAACCTGACGACACAGACGAAGAATTTCGTTATAAAGTTGCTCAACTAGAGCGAAACATGATTTTTGACGTATCGAAGTTTAAAAAAGAATATCCTGGTTACGACTTCTACAACCCGATTCAAGACTTTTCAATACCTCCACATATGCGTCTTAAATCATTCAATGTAACCCTTACAGAAGAAGACATCAAACACATGACTAGACGAGTTACAATGGCTCGTGAATGGCTTGTAAATAAAGAACGTGAAACCCTAAAACAAATCGCAGATGGCTGGCAAAGAAATAACTAAAGCACTATCCGTTAAGCAACCTTGGGCAGAGTTAATCTGCCTAGGGGTTAAGGACATTGAGAACAGAACTTGGCGAACTAGATTCAGAGGACGTGTTTACATACATGCGTCAATGCATCCAGATAAGAGCGATCGACTTTCAAAAGAAAGAGAAGAAGTCACAGATAATATTGACGAGTTTCAATTTAAAAATTCAGCAATTATCGGCGAAGTTACCATTGTAGATTGTGTTCAAAACCACAAATCAATTTGGGCAGATAAAGGCCAAGGCATTTGGCATTGGGTTTTAAAAGATGCTGTTTTTTATGAAAAACCGATTCTAAATGTAAAAGGCAAACTAGGTATTTGGGATGTAGATATTGAAAAATTATAGGATGATGGAAGATGAAAAAGAGAAAGGAGTATTAATTAATTTTTGTAATGTTATTTAAAACTACCATTGATTGTAATCATTGTGACTGAATCTACACCTAATTAATTTAATACACAATCGACTACTTAATAAATTTTCTACTCCTTTCCTTTAAAATAGTAGAAAGAGGTCTAGGTTGTATATGTTTAAAAATCTGCAATGAAGTCCCCACTTTTATAAAAACATTTTGTTTTTATTGATGCAGAAAAGTCCCTATACCCTCTTTCATGTTTTATATGAAAGCAAAGCACAGCCCTAGTAGCAATAAAATAAAATTTAGATTGAAAATTGTATTATGAAAAACAGACTGTGCTTGCTTTCTTTTGTTGAAACCTGTTTTTATGATAATAAAGTTACTGATTTTATTGAGATAAATAATTTAATTATAGTTAAAATAATACTTAAAAGTACTTATTGTTAAGTATAGTGTAAATATAATAAGTAAAACTTCCCGATTGTAGGAATCGGCAAAATAATATGAGTAAAGAAACGATTAAAAAAGAAATAGAAACTCTTAAAAAAGAAGCTAGTATTTATGGTTGGAATGATCATAAATCAAAAGAGTATGAGAAACTAAAAAACGAATGGTATAAGTGTGTTCATTATAACGAAAATGGGCAAACAATCTCACCACCAAATATTTAACCATGGACATACAAGGACGTATAAAACTAATAGGAAGCACTCAAGATATTAGCTCTTCTTTTAAAAAACGAGAGTTTGTTATCACTACTGACGAAACATACCCACAAGACATTCTAATCGAAGTGACGCAAGATAGAGTGAATTTACTAGACGGATTCCAAGTCGGAACTTACGTAAAGGTAGACTTAAATCTTAAAGGACGAAGTTGGACTTCACCACAAGGCGAAGTAAGATACTTCAATACGATTCAAGCTTGGAAAATTACTGCAGCTGTAAACCAACCACAAATGCAAGACGGCACTTACCACGGCCAAGGTTCGGCAGCAGATGCTCATCAACAATGGAAACAAAATCAACAAAGCCAACCTGCACCAGGTAATCAATTTCCTCCAACATCACAATACGAGGAAGACGATAACGATAACCTCCCTTTTTAGTCAAAACTAATTTTTAACCCTATTAAAAAACAATATAATGGACTTTAATAAAGTAACACAAGAAGCTGTAAAAACAGTAGTAGCAGAAAAATTACCTGAAATGGTAACTAAATACGTATCAGAAATGGTACAAGATATTGTAAAAGATACATTTCGAAGTTATGGTGATGTATCTAAGCAAATCAAACAAAAAATTGAAGAATCTATCAATGTAAATCTTCAAGAGTTCGATTTAATAGACTACAATTCTTTGATTGCAAAAACCATTAATGAAAACCTCTTACAGCAAGTGAACTTACAACCAATCCTAGATATGACACAAGACATCATTGGATTTGTGAATGAGAAAACAATCACACTTGACGAGATAGCAGATTTATTTAAAATCGCAGCTATGGAAGATAGTCATGAGTATAGTGGGGAAATTTCATTTCATGTAGTTTATAATGAAGAGCATTCACGGATAGAAGTAAATGCAGATATAGATTCTAATCAAAAAGAATCAGATTGCGCAGTAAGATTCATATTTAGTACAGAAAGAGGTAAAATATTTTCATTCAAAATGAAAGAAAGATATTTTGACAACAAACAATCAGAAGTAACGCCAAGTAAAATGGTTAGTCTTAGAGGCATTGAAGCTAAGATATTTAGACTTTACTCTGCTCAAGTTCAGATTACAGATTACGACGACTCTATAGGTGTTGAATGGTATAGAGAAGATTATTAACCATGACTAAGCAAACCAAAAAGAAGCGGGTTCTTGAAAAAGAGCCCCTTTCTATCTGGGAAGAACAAGCTGAATTGAAAGATAAAGCAAAGACACTTTCTCAGAAGAATAAAGAACGAGAACAGAAAATGCTCAATGAAGGTCACACTTGGGTACAAGTGGATGAAAGGACACGTAAACTTTTAAAAATAGATAACAGTGGCAGAGAATAAAAACTCCTTTGTTCTATATAAAGATATGATTAGCACTATTGAGAAACTCAGTGATGAAACTGCAGGAAAACTATTCAAACACATATTACGATATGTAAACGACCAAAGTCCCACTCCTGAAAACGAAATATTAGATCTTGTTTTTGAGCCGATAAAAAATCAATTAAAAAGAGATTTGAATAAGTATAAAAAAACAAAAGCTGATAGGTCACTAAATGGACGAATGGGAAATCTAAAAAGGTATAATCCTGATTTACACAGACAAGTCACTGATAATCAAATTACAATAGACGAAGCTGAAAAAATAGCAAGCCATCGCAAAACATCGCCTAGCGACAATAGCGATAACAAAACCTCGCAAACACTCGCAAACGTCGCTGTAAGTGTTAGTGATAATGTAAGTGTTAGTGTAAGTGATAGTGTTAATGATATTCTTTTAGAAAAAGAAACAAAAGAATATTTAGGGCAAAATGAAAAAATTGAAGAATTCGATTCAGTTGAATTAGAAGCCGAAGAATCTTTCCAAAAAAAAGTTGCGCGAAAAACAAGGTTTTCAAAACCGACAGTTGAAGAAATTCATGAATACTGTTTTGAACGAAACAACGGAATCGATGCACAAAGATTTTTTGACCATTACGAAAGCAATGGTTGGATGGTTGGAAAAACCAAAATGAAAGATTGGAAAGCTGCGGTTCGCACTTGGGAGAGAAATAGCAACAACAAAAATCAGAATCAGAATGGACAACAGCAAGAAAGGTTTGTCGGTCGCCAATCAATCGACACAATCCAACACAACGCCAATGTTGGTTACGAAGCAGCTGAACGAGTTAGAAAACAGATGCTTAACGACACCAATTAGTTTTGTGAAAAAAACTTACCTAAGCAAAACGATTCGGGAACGCTTGGATGACGAAACGCTGTCCATGGTGTTAACTCAAGTTTTGACCAAATCAATTGCGTTAAGTGGAATGAAAGAAAAAACTGATCAGCTGACCATGAGTGAAATCATGAGAATGTTCATGATGGCTTATGCTCACCTGACACCAGAAGAAATTTACAAAGCTTTTGAACTAGAGCGAATGCGGATGTATGAAAGTAAAACTGAACACTATCAACTTTTCGATACGGGATACGCTGCTGAAATACTTCAAAAATACGAAGCTTGGAAGCTTGAATTAAAGCAAAAACACAACATTACTCGTGAAAGTGTAATTACTATTCAAAACCAACTGCCTGCCGTTTCAGAAAGTCAGAAAACGGAGATTATGAACCAAGCTATCGAAAGACTGTTTGAAGAATATAAATCAAATCAGGCTTTTTTACCGCCTTTTAGTCACGTATTTCAAGAATTAGTCGAAAGAGGAGTTATCCCTTACCCGAATGAAAAATCATCGCCTAAACTCAAAGAATGGTATTCTGAAAAAAGACGATCAGCTCAGGAATTGGTCGAAAAAGAAATTCAAAACGAAATTTTAAATCCTGATCGCGTTCAGAGTAAAGCCGTTTTACACCAAATACTCGCCCAGGTACAGCAAAGTGAACACGAGAAAATAGAGTTAAAACTCCAGCAAATTATCTTAGAGGGAGTATTCCAAAAGCGAATCAACGAAAACAAATCAATCGAGGATTGGCTTAAATAAAAACCAAGAAAACTTATTGTAAAATCTATAGTCCAACACCATGGACTACTAAACTATTGTTTAAAATGAATATAGAGCAAATATTAGAAATTGAGCTAAACTATTTAGAACTAGCTTATATACAAGGAATTTCTCCTGCCTATGCTAAAGAAATTTTTAGCACTAAATCTCAGGAAGAAATCATAAAGAGAAATACTCTAATCAAGGTATTAGTATTAAAAGACGTATTCAAACCTATTAGAAGTGTTGATAATAGGTATGATGGAGAAAATGAATTGATTTTTAATTTAAAACATAAATCAGAAAATTATAAAAAATACCTAAGTCATAAACCAACAATAAAATCAGGCAAATTGAGCGGTGGAAAATCTGTCTTACTTAAAATCATGAATCAGAACCAATTGTTTCATTTTAAAAATACTATAGAACAAAAGAGAATTTTTTTTAAAAGCATTGATGATGAAACCAAAAACTAAATATCCATCCTTAGAAACGGCTCTATTGATTGCTTTAGTTACTGCAATCATCGTACTGAATTACATCTTTTCTTAAACCACATACTATGAAACATACCGAAGACAATTTTCTTCCTCAAGCGTTATTTGAGGAGCTGCAAAACTATTGCCTAAACACAGATTTTCAACGAATCAAACTAGGCGAGAAGGAGTTCGATATTTTGGAAACTCCAATTAAAATCCTCCCTTATTTACAAACGGAAGGATACGAATTAATTACAACATTCATTAGGCAAGCAACGTCCAAATTTGATACTGACCTCAGAATTCATGCAGACAACATCATCCAAGGCGAAAAAACAGCACTTGCCAAGGTATTATACATCAACCCAAAAGACGGAACTACGGAGAACGGCACCGCATTTTGGAAGCATCACATTCACGGAGAAGAGCTTCCTGAAGATGTTACAAACGAAGAGTTTGATAGGCTGATTACAGAAGACGCGAACGATTGGGAGAAATGGAGTATTCAGCAAATACTTTTCAGCGAGCCGAATCGCTTAGTTACTTACAAATCAAACTTGTTTCACAGCAAGTTCCCTGCAAAAATTCATAACGGAAAGCGCATTGTATTAGTCGCGTTTTATAAAAAGGAATAGCAATGTACTCTAAAAAAGTAATACGATATTATTCTGATTGTGGACGTGGATTTTGGAAAAAACACCAAGCTATGACACATGATGAAAATTGTAAATGTTGGAAGAATCCAAAATTTAAAACTTGCCTTACTTGTGTTAATCAATGTATAGTTAACGATAGTAATGGAATGGAAGACGAACCACAATTTTTAGAGACTTGGAAAACTAATAATTGCGAACATTCAGGACTTGGAGTACCTGCACACAAAGACTTTGATTTTATTAGAAAAAATTGTTCTAAACACGAACTTAAAAAAGAAACAAGATGAGTAGAGAAATGTTATTTAGAGCTTATGATCATTTTAATGCATGTTATTACTATTCTGAAAATTATAAAAGCCTATCTGAATTCTTTCATTTTTGTGAACATTGTATCGAAGGAGAAAATAAAATCACTTATGAACAATACATAAGCAAAGATGACAAAAACGGAACAAAGATTTTTGAAGGAGATATAGGAATTAGACATTTTAGTAAAAAACATCCTGAATTTGTTGATTATTGGCAAGTTGTTTTTGATGAAAAATCATCAGGATTTATAACTGTTTTGATACGAGAATTTAATATAGACAAGATTATTGATGTAGATCCTGAGTTCAATAGTTTTAGTAAAAGGTTTGATGAAATAGAAATAGTTGGAAACATCCACGAAAATCAAGAGTAGATATGCAAAAAATAAATGAAAAAATAGGAAATACAAATATTTGTTATTCCGTTCCCAATGATTTTAAGATGGGTGAAACATACACTTTAGATATGATATTAACTGATAAGAAAGGTGAAAGAATACAAGCTACAGTTAATCTACCTAAAGGTTGGAATGAATTAGATTTAAAAAATATCGTAATCACTTCTTTATTTCAATTAGACAACGAATGTATTGATGTGGAAGTTACGTTTAAAAAAAGGATTCTAAATTAAAAACAAGAGTAGTTATGAGAGTATGCATCACATTAAGAATAATCAGAATGTTGACTTGGGGTATTATCAAGTTAGCAGGGGAGCCAACATACGAACATGTAACTTATTTCTATGGATTCAAAAAAAGAACAGTAGAAATAATAATCAAAAAGAAATAATTACAAACCCTATTAAAAATTTACCACAATGATTAATTTATTCAACACGCAGATTGAAACATTATCTGTACACCAAGTAAACAACAAAGCAAGAAACGAGGACGTTTTCTTAACTGAGAACCCTTATACATTAACAGACGAAATCGCGCCTTTACTTAAAGAGTATTTCTTTAAACCGTTCCGAGAGAAAGACGAAGACTATTTCCGATTTGAACATGATGTTGATTTAGAATTTCACACCATGTATAATATCGCAACGAGCATTTTCCAAAATCCTAATTCGGCTCATGATAAATCAAAAGAAATCGCTCGCCATCTTTATGATCAATCTGGACACCCTCATATCAAAAGTGGAGAGCTTTATGTTACTTACCTAACCAATGTATCAATCGACAACAATATAGTTGATGCAATCGGTATCTTTAAAAGTGAAATCAAAACTGATTTTATCCAATTCGACAAGGAAGAATCAAACCTAAAGATGCGACTAGAGCAGGGGGTAAACCTAGGCAAGCTGGATAAAGGAGTTCTAATCTTCAATTACAAAAAAGAAGAAGGTTACAAAATCTTGACAATCGACAGCAATCGTTACGATGCGCGTTATTGGTTAGAACACTTCCTTGGACTAGATATTTTTGAAGATGAAAACTTCCACACCAAAAAGTATTTGAAATTCTGCCAAGACTTCGCGAAAGAAGTGGTCCTTCCGGCTGAAGATAAAAAAGAAGAAGTAATGTTTTTGAATCGCTCAGTAGATTACTTCGCAAAGAACGATGATTTCGAAGAAACGAATTTCTTAAACGAAGTACTCGATAACCCCGACCTAATTTCCGAGTTCAAAAACTACAAAGTAGACAAAGGGGAGAAGTACAGTATCGAAGATGTTAGCTCCTTTCCAATTTCAAACAAGGCTGTAACCGAAGCGCGCAAGAAATTTAAAAATGTGATCAACCTGGATACAAACATCACAATCAAACTTGATTTTGTGAATCCTGAAAGCGCGGATAAATTTATTGAGCGTGGATGGGATGAAGAAAGACAGATGTATTATTATCTTCTATACTATAACAAAGAGACTAAATAAACAACAAGCCCCTTTATTGGGGCTTTTGTTATTTATACTTATTGATATCCATTAATATATCCCTTTCAATACTTGTAATTATAGTATTGAATTCTTCATAAGTAGGAAACCCATTAGGATAATATTTAGTTTTGTACAAATCTCCTGTATTTAAAACATACATATAAAAACACTCCATCATTTTAAAATATTTTTCAACTTCATTTCTAGTGTATTTATCTGTGTATGCTTTATAAAGTACTTCAATTCTAGATAATAGACGATCTATTTTATCCATTCTTTTTTGAAGAAATTCATGGTAGTAAGTTTTAAAATATTCTTGTCTATCATAGCCACCAGTTTTTACTCTTTCAACTTCGGATTCGAGTTGTTTAAAAGTCTTGTAGAATTTAGAAAGCTCGTAAATACATTCTAAAAGCTCTTCCAACTTTGCCGTTTGTATCTGAGATATTCTAGATCTCCTATTTTGAATATAAGTTACAATAAGCGTGGTTATAGAAACACCTAAGGCAAATAGCGATAAAATTGTTTCAGTTTTCATGGTCAACATGTTGATTTTTATTAATTACTAAAAATAGTATTTATTCTGAAATTATACTGTAATTAGTTATATTTGCTTTAGTCAAATTGGCTATTATATTTCGCCTACTAAAAGGTACTAAGCCCTAAAAATTTAATGGAATCTAATAAAACGGAATCTAAAATTCTGGATTCTATTTTGAAAGCAACAATCGTTTTATCGTTATTAGCTGCTTGGTTATATTCTCTAACTATTTTAATTGAAAATTTAACAAACCCTTATATTAATATATATGGGCTTTACGTTATTGAGAGAATGTTACATAAAGCAGTACTTCCAATGATAAAGCATTATTTACCTAAAAAGTAATAAAACAAGAAAAGCCCCAATTAAGGGGCTTTTCTATTTAAGTATAATATATTAATACTTATTTATTTTCAAATTTTATAAATCTTGTAAAAATAAAACTGCATAAAAAAGCTATTAATAAAGCTACGTAAAACATGTAATCCTTATAAAAACAATCTTTTACAGATATTAAATATTCTAAACTACGCTTAAAATAAGTCATAAAAACAAATACAAGTGTGCCAATAATAAGTATGGTTGTTTTTTTCATTTATTATTTAATTTAATTGTAACAACACTATTAAGGGAGGTTTCCATTAATTGAGGTAAATTTTTGTTAATAGCTTCAAAATATTCATCCTCAAGTGAACTCTGCATATTATTTTGCTTAAAAGACATGCTTTTGCTCTTTATAACTATCATACGGTTTATCCCTCTAAATCTTGGATCCTTAGGATCAATAGGAACTGTTATTGCACAACCACCAGAGCTTTGACTTCCTCCTTGAGTCTTTGTAAAACAGTCTACGCTTGACCATATAAATGCATTTAACATTCCTGTACCTGCACCTATTGCTCCTCCAAATACACCACCACCAACAGCCCCTGTTGCTGTACCTACTCCTGGTATTACAACAGTACCTCCAGCTGCACCACTAATAGCACCTCCAATGGCACCACTAATGGCACCATCAACTAATCCTCTACTAATGTTCTTACCTTCACCTGCCATACAGTCTAACCAAGATTGTCCTCCTTGTCTTTGTTGAAATAAAGGAGTTTTGATAATAGATGATCTTTCTGATTTATTAGTTAGATTTTGATATTCTTTCTCAATAAATTCTATATTAGCCTCTAAAGAAGCATATATAGGGTATAGTACATCAAAATCTTTTTGTGTTAGTTTTTCATTTTTTACTAAAATATTTTTTTGATTATTAAAAATATTTTTCAATTCGTATACAGGTGCATTGTAAATAGCACTATATAAACCTGACAATAATGAAATCGCTTCATCTGAGTAATCAAACTTAAATTTTATATCAACTGTTATCAATTTATCTTCATTGATAGTTTTTGTTCTAATAAAATCTTCATTTGTATTTAGAGCTTCAATAAAATATTTTTCATTTTCGTCTAAATTTTTAGACCAATTACTCTCTAAATCATTATATATCTGTTTTTTAATATTTTGGTAGTCACTTTCAGAATTACTTATTTCATTAGATTGACTGAAAGTTAACTTTTCAACATTGTCACTTTTTTCACATGAAGCTCCTAGAAACCAAATTGATAAAGCTAAAAGTGTAATTTTTTTCATTTTTTCATTTTAAATATTAATAATTACCAAAACTATTAAAAAATGGTATTTAAAAGCAATTGTTTTATCATATAAATATTTATTTTTATGATAAAATTAATTATTTAAAACTGCATTTGTTTTTTCTTTATTTAAAGAAAAGTAATCATGCATTTTTGTTATATTATGATAAAATATAGTTAATTATTGTTATTTATGCATGTTGTAGTTGTGTAATTTGCTTGTATTGAGTATTTTATAATTCAAAAGTTAATTATTACTTCACCAACTTCTCATATTCAAACCATACTTCGTTGTTAACCGCGCCCGCGCTGTTTCTTCTCTAACTTTTTTAAATTCTCTTTATAGATCGACCTATTAATTTTTTCTACATTTTTCTCAAAGAAAGTTTTAATATCAGATTTGATTCTTTCATCCTTGTAAATATTCCCCATTTTATTTAAATAGTCATTGTATGATTTTTCAGATATTGGTTTCAAAGGAAGTCTCCCTGTTTGCAAATAAAATTGATAATCAGATTTAGATAGCGCAAAAGAGGTTGAAATAGCGTCTTGTATTTTAGATTCACTCATATTTAATTTTCTGGCAGTATTAATCATATTAGTTAAATCCTTTTCTACTTTAGAATAACCCTTATTATAATCAGAAATAATATCAGTAATCTCTTCTTCATTAAAAGCTTTTTTTCTTTTTTCTTTTTTAGCTAGATCATATCTTACTTTAGCTGAATCATCTTTTAAATCATAACCCATATAAAGCATTGAAGAATAAAAGTTGATAGTACTAAATCGAAACCCCGCCAAAGCAAGTAAGGCATCTTCATTAGTATATTCACGTCCATAACTTGTTATTTTATCTCCAAAGAACTCAGGCATAATGTCATTAGCTCTAGCAAATTCAGAAATATTATTATAAACACCTGGTCCAGCTCCTTTCATTATATGATTAGTTACTTTTACAGGGTCTTTAAATATTGCTTCAAATAAATTATCTGATTCATATATTTTTTGTTCATACTGATTTTTATTAGAATATAGCTCAGTCATCATTTTTACTGTTAAATCAGCATCATAGTAAGGACTTAAAAATTCATCCATACCAATAGAAAGCTGTTCTAATGCAGAATTATAATCTTTTCTCTGACCAATAGCTGTCATTATAGGTTTTAACCATACTTCTGATGGGAATAGGGCTGTGGCATCAAAAAAAGAAGGTTCCCCGTCCTTTATTCCAGAATATATTAATAGACTATTCCTTTGCCAATCAGGAAGCGTCTTTCTTAATGCTTGCTCGTCATCATCGCTCCAACCAATTAAGGATCTAGTATAAACAGAAAGCACTGCGGGTAATGCACTAGCAACAATCATCCCAGCTAATCTTTTCATCGCCATTGATATTCTACCGTCTCTAAGATCTTCCAAAACATACAAGGCATTATTCTTAGTACTTCTCACAGTCTCGTATGGAAAAGATACAAATGTCCCCATTAAAGGAAATCTTCGTAATTTTTTCATCATAGGAGATAGATAAGAATACGTAGGGTATCCACCTCTAATCCTATAACCTGCTTTAGTAGCTGCTTCTGTTTCACTCATACCTGACTTTACAAATCTTTGTTTCTCTGTAAGGTAACCTATAACTTTATAAAAGTCATCGCCAAAAGCATATAACGTCTGAACAGATTCAGCTGATTTTTCTATAGCATTAGTTTTAACTAATCTATCTATGTTTCTTTTAAAATCATTTAAGGTTGCTCTTAACTCTCCAGAATTAACACCATCATTTATAACTCCTTGTTCAATAAGTTCTGCTCTTAATTGTTTTGCATTTGCTTCTGTAAACACTGATTTTGCACTAAAAGCTTGATTCAATGCCTTAGATACATATTTTGCATTATAAGTTAAATGACCTGAATTTACCCCTAAAAACACTCCACTAAGTACGTTTCTGGCTGTTGTTGTTGGAGACCATACTGTTTTACCAACCTTTGCAATAGCCGTCAATCCTACTAATACTCTTGCCCAATCTTCCTTAATTCTTCCTTCAGGTTGTATATCATTTAATGCTTGAGCAAATTCATTCGGCACATATAAATCTGATAAAACAGTCCAATTTTCTGAATTAGAAGATAATTTAGTATATCCTGAAATTGATTCATAAGAACCAACACCACTGTTGGTTAACCCTTCTAATAATTTCTCTTGATATGTAAGACTAGAGAGATAGTTACTCATACTATAAATAGTATTTATATAGTTGTATAAAGGCTCTTGTACTTCACCTAGTAATTCTCTAAATTCTTTTGACAAATCTTTTCTTTTCTTTAAAAAAGGTGCTTTGGCAGCTCCATTATTAGATGATGCATATCCCTTTGAATCAAACCCTTTTTTAATAGTGTCAAGGTATTCATATATACTAGTTTCTGCTTCTTTTTTAGATAATCCTTCCTCATTAATTAAATATTCCACAGCTTTATCTATCTTTTTTCTATTCGATTCACTCATATTCGATCTAGAAACAGTAAGCCTATCTATATATTTGTTATCTAGGAAGGCTTGATATGAACGAGTAATGTATTTACCTTTATTATCTTCTATTTTTTCAATGACTTTATAGACATTGATAATAGATTCTTTTATTCTATCAGAAGTTAAAGAGTTTTCTTTTTGTTTTGATAAACTATCTTCTAATTTCGAAGCTTTATTCAGCAATACTCCTATAATATTATTAGATAGATTATCTATTCTAGATCTGAAAAAATCTATTTGAGAAATAGTTTCTGCATCAAGAAAAGATAGATCTACATCCATTCCAGACATATAGTCATTTACCAATCTTAATTTTGCGTTTTTAACTTTTAATGTGTCTTTATTTCCTATTTTACTAAGTATCAGTTTAAATTGTTTTGTTTCATATTTTAGACCATCTATAACACTAGATTCACTTCTTTCTAACCCTTTAATAATTTCAAAAAAATCAACATTTTGTTTATTAAAAGAACTTAGACCAGCACTGCTTTTAAATGTGTTATTCCATAATCTTTTTACTTTTGAAATAACTTCATTATTTGCCTTTGTTGAACTCTCTAATGATAAGGTTAAATCACGCCCTATACTTTTATTTATTTTGTTATTTAACTTATCAAAAGAATCTTTCACTTTAGAACTTATAGAAAATTGCACCCTAGGTTTACTTGATTCTGATTTAAATTGTTTAAGAGATTCAACAACTTTCTTTTGTTCAGAAACTTGATTACTGTCTTTTCCATAAACATCATTATAGTTACTTAATATTTCCGATTCTCTAGATATAGCATCATCTATATTTATTTTACCGCTTTCTAATTCGGACATTATATTATCTTTTATCTTAACAGGAGAAGTGTTTTTAGTTTCAAACTCTCCTTTTTGAGCACTGGCCAAACTCGCTTTTACAATATCTTCAAGTTTTAGATTGATAATTTGCTCAGGAGAATAATTTTTAAGCGATACTCCAAACTGTTTGGCTAACCATTCAATAGCATCGATAACGGCTGCTTCTAATTTTTCGTAGAAAGACTTATCTAATTGTTTATTCCCGATTTCGCCAATCATTTGAACTCTAGCTTCGGCTTGTTGTTGTTCTAATGGCTTATTCGCGTAGTTAGGATTGCTTTGAACGGCTTCTAAATACCCATTTTCTTTTGCTAGTTTATCAAGTCTACCAATAGCGACTAGAGCGTGTACATCACTATTTTCTGACGCCTGTTTCATCATGTCATCAAATGGGTGATAAACTTCATGCAATAAGGTTTCAGGGCTTAACGCTGATTCATTGATGTAGATTTCGCGCTGTCCTTGCTCATTCAAAAAGGTTGCTCCCCAAATGGTTCCATCAGGAGTTTGCATAAATTGAACATCTGCATCATATACATCCGCTTCCACTTTTTTCTCACCTTCTAGAATTTCATTAGAGATTCTGTGGTGTCCATCAATTACATAATACTTATCACCTTGTTTAAATAATAATGGTCGATCTCTTACATCTTGGACCTCTTTTAAATTATTGATGTTTACATTTTTTTGAGTAGGTATAATATTAACCACATCAACAGATTGAACAGAAACATTTTTGCCTTCATCCACCAATTTACCTACCATATTTTCTGTTTCTCTATTTAATACTTCTACATCATTAAAGAAAATGTTTTGAGTTGGTACTTTTGGTTGAGTGTATTTATTATCAGATGCTAACTTTTTGTAATCAACCTGAAAATCAACATCATTAACTTTTGGATTCTCAAATTTTTGTACTAAATTTGAAGCACGAGAGAATAAGCCTTTAACCTCAGCGGAATTGAACCGCTGTTTAGAGAACCATTCTCTCATTTTTTGTTTATCAGCGTACCTTGTTAGGTTATCGTTTATTGCTGATACAATCTGCATATTATTTCTTGGATATACACTTCTAATGTCATTGATCTCAATAAGCTCTTTTTTCTTATTAGCTTCAATAGCAGCAATGAAATTTTTTCCGTTATGAGTTAATTCTGTAAGTACTACAAAACTTCCAAGTTGAGTAGAACTATCAAATACAGCTAGGGGATTTTGAACTGCAATTGCCAAATCCTTAATATCTGATAATTCAAAAGGGTGATTATCTTGTTTAGACTTATCTTTCAATCTACTTGCAGCTAATTCAATAGGTAAGTTAGGAATACCTGCTGCTTGAAGTATTCTAGTAGGTGAGCCTAATTGGAAGATATGACCTTTAGGCAAGGTACCTTTTTGAAGTTGTTCTAACTCAGAATTAAATGTATCATTAATCCCTTCCCATTGTTTTTGGAAAAATACACTATTAGGATCTTGTCCTAATACTTTGGCAAGTTTGTTAGAATCACTATGTACATTTCCTGCTCCAAAGAATTTTTGGAACGTTTGTACTAGTTTATTGAAAGTGGACTTTGGTAGGTTTACTCGTTCTCCTTCGGCTTCTCGGCTTCCTGAGCTTTCAGTTCCTTGATTCTCTCTTGAACCATCTTGTTGTACTCTGGATTCTCCTTCATTGTTTTTGCTATCTGCAATTTCACGTACTCCCTTTGTGCTGGCGTTAGCTGTTTCTTGCTCATATTGTTCTCTTTGATTAAGTAAATGTAGTAATTCTTCATCAGACATAAAATCTATAGAAGTCATTTGTTCTTGAAGTTGTAGTTTTCTTTCATTCTGATTTACAATTTCCTGAATAACTTCATTAGTTGCAGGAAGTCCTGTTAACTCTTCAAATCTTGCTTTTAACGAATTAATATCAGAATGGAAACCATTGTTCAAAAATGTTTGAGAACCGGTTGGATTTTCAAGAATAAAATCGACAATATCTTGTTCTGTAATTTCAATTCCTGCGATTTCGCTTAGTTCTTTTGCTTTAGTATCTAGTGGAGTTCCATCTTTACGTAGGTACTGAATGGGAATACTTCCTCCTTCTTTTGCATGTACCTCGTCAGAGTTTTGGATAAAACTTTCACGACTAACATGGCCTAGGTTTTCTGCAATCACCTTTTGCTTATAATCAACTCCATTTCTATAATCTTCAATCTCATTACCAAGGATAGTTTCAGCAATTTCAATTGGACTTTCAGACTTTTCTGCAATGAATTTATTTGCTTCCTTAACTGTCATATTAGCTAATTCGCTACTATCAATAACGCCTTCAACTTCATGGGCACGTTTGCCTTCTGTTAAGTTAGTTTGTTTAGCATACTCTAAAGCAAGTCTATTTGATGTTCTTTTACTTGGGGTATTACCATCTCTGTCTTTAAACACTATTCTGCCCTCTTCATTTGAAATGGTGTATTCTCGACCATTATCAGAAGCTTTGATTACTTGAGGTCGTTCAGCTGTTTCGGTGTATTGTATCTCTTGTGTTTGATTATCTCCTTTCTTCCCGTTCTCAAATTCTCCTTGTACTGAGTCCAACTGTTCATTTGAAGGTCGAATGTTTCCATCATCAACAATATCTTCTGTTTGTACTGTTTCATTTGGTAAACTTTGTTTTATGTAATTTTCTAAAGCACGTTCAGAAATTTCTTTATCCTCAATGGTAATGTTTTTGGTACCATCAGGATTTTTCTCTTGCATCAATTCTCTACTTGCTTCGTCTTTTAAGCGAATAACTTCTTCTTGTGGAAGTAGATTAAGTAAAGCGTTAGAATCTCTGTTTAAAATACCTATACGTTGGTTTTCTAGTGTAGAATATTCATCTTTTAATCCCTTTAAAACTTCATCTTTCAATTCTTGACTTAATTCTCCATCTAGGATCTCTTGAGCTTTTGATTTAATTTCTTTTTTACCTCGTTCAATTTCATTTATTGCATTAAATTCATCATTGGATAATTGAGCTATTTTACTAGCTTCTGTTTTTGCAATATCAATAGTTTTAATTGTAGCTTTATCGAATTGGTCTTTAATAATTCCAAATTCTGTTTCAGATATATTATCACTATTCAGAGCTTCACTAAGTTTAAAAACTATGTTTTGTGCCTGTCTTAAATTTTGTTCAGTCGAAAATCTTTCAATTGAATTTCTAATACTCCCATATGGAGAGAATACTAATGCAGGTGAAGACATAGCTCCTCCCATTAGTCCTCCAGCAACTACTGCGTCTTTTACATTGTCATAAACATCAACATCTTTTTTATCTAGAAAATAAATATCAATAAGATTTTGAGCAATTTCTGTTGCCCCCTCTTCAAGTCCTTCAATAGCTGTACTTTTTAATGTATGAAGAGTTGGTTTTATAAAAACATTCTTAGCAAACCCTTTAGCAATCTCTTTTTTCTCTAATGATGTTGCCGCTCTAATCACTCTAGAGGTATTCATCATAATCATACGATCTATTAATGCAGATCCCGTTTCTGATAAACCATAACCTAATGGGGCAAATGTTTTTTGTGTATGGCTATAGTTTTCTTCGCCTTTTGCCTCTTCCATTATCATTTCATCATATTTTTCCCCAGCGGAAGAAAATCCTAAAGAAGCTATACCAGGTGCTCCCGTAAGAACGGCTGCCATTATAGGAAGTTGTTGTCCTAATAAAGTCGAAGCATAACTACCAAAATCAGATAAAAGATGTTCGCTATCAAAGTCAATATCATCAACAGATATAGGTTTCATTAAACTTTCTGTTTTTGCCTGATATGATTTTTTAAAATCATTAGACATAGACATAAACATGATGTTGTCCGCAGAATATTGATCTTGGCCTACAATTTCATTTAACCAACGTCCAGAGTCAATAATTCCTGATGCCATTTTATCTACTCCAGCATCAACACTTCTTGTGATATTAGTTATCCAATTGTAATTTCTTTTGAGTAGATCAATATTATCCTTAACAGTACCTAATTCATCATCTTTACTATTAAATTCTTCTAGATTTCTAATACCCTCTGCTATGGAGTTGTTTCTTCTTCTATTTAAGAAGTCTAATTTGCTTTGTGCCTCATCTTTAGTCATTTTTCCATTTCTAAAAGAATCACGCACTTCTTTTATTTCATTTTCAGTGTTTAAGACTACTTTACTAAATAGATCTGCCCTTTTTAATAGGTCTTTATCCTTATACGAAATAGATTGCTCCTTACTTTTATTGTAAATAAGTAATTTATCTTTGTCACTTACTCCATATTCATCAATGTTGTTTTCTGCATCTTTCATAAATGCTCTAACCTGACTATCAGATTCAGACTTTATTCTCTTATCTATTTTTAACTGTCTAGCTTTAGATATTCTCTCTTCATCAGTTAATGTTCGAGCAGGTCTATTTTCTTTTTTGGCTAAGATAATTTCGTCTTGTTCTTGTTTTTTTATTTCTTTGAGCTCATCAGATAAAGGACTTTCTTCTAAACCAAATCTATTTTTAAATGCGACTCTTTCAGAATCATGTAAGGGAGTAATAGTTAATATTCCATCAATTAATTTATTAAACCCCTTTTTTGCATAAGCCTTGGTATTATTTATAATCCCTACTTGATTTATTTCATCATCAACTGATTGTGTAATCTCCTTTATTTTTTCATTAGAAACAACTTTAGCTGACTCAGTGTCTTGAGCCAGCTTCGTTATTTTTGAATTACTTTGATTAATTACTTTATTGTTTTGAGAAACCGAAGAACCATTGCCTGAATTGGATTCCAAACTTTGCTGAGGAGTAGAAGAAGCGGAAATGTCTTTTTTTTTTGAACCTACTTGTTCAAATCCAAATTTAGAAATAGCCTCATCAGTCCTATCTCCATATTTGTCTTGTAGTTGTGAACGAGAATATTCCTTACCATTAAATGTGTATTTTGGCTCAGGAATTACTTCTTTAAAGCCAAACTTAGAAATAGCTTGATCTGTTTTATCTCCATATTTTGATTGTAAATCTGAATAGGAGTATTCTTTTCCGTTATAACTGTATTTTTTATTATCCATCGATTATAAATCAGGTAGTTCATTAAAATCGGGCAATTCTTTGGTTGACATATTTTGTTTAGTGTAGTTCGCGCGCTGCTTTAATTCCTCAGTAGTAGCATTAAGCATCTTTGCTATTCGGCTTTCTGTTTCTTTTGAAACAATGGTTTTCATTTTTTTGTTTTCAGTGGAAGTGCTTTTACCTCCTTCTCCATAATTACCAAGATTTACTGTAGTTTTTCCTTCAGGATAACTTCCAGTCACAATCATTCTTCCATCTTTTGAATAAGTATAATTATCAATACTTACATTAGATAATGTTTTAGTATTATCTCCAGTCTTTAAATCGATTGCTTCCAACTTCACTTTACCATCAATAGGAACACTCATTGCGCCAGGTGCAATTTCTTTGTAATGATTTCCCCAAGTATTTGTTGTTGGCTCAACTGCTTCTCCGATACCTGTATTAGTTTCCTTTGTTTTATTGTCTTGGTGAATTCTTTCACGTTGAGCACGATTCAGCGCTCCTTGCTCTGAAGTTGTATCGCGTTCACGTAAACTTTCTCGGTCCTTTGAATTAAGAATTCTTTCAGCTACATCTCGTTCTATACCTTTTAAAGTTTCTTCGTTGGGGTTTCTATAATCATAGCCAAGCTCTGTAAGTCTTGATTTTGCGAAGTTTGTTAAGTATCCATTTGAATCATACATCATGGATTGGGCGGAAGATTGAGCCACATCAAGAGGAATTCCTTTTTCAGTTATGATATCATAACCTTCTCGGTCTTTAGTTTTTACAGTTCCCAATCCTTCCGACATCTCAGTAATCATTTTGTCATAATCCATTTTAGGTTGAAACTCCCAAACACCAATACCGTCTTTTAAATTATCCCATGGCATTAGATCTATTTTACCATCACCGTCTATATCTTTAAAACCAACTAACGGAAATCCGTTTTCGTCTATGCCACCCAAATAGTTTTCAAAACCATTCAATACCTTTTTTTCAAAGTCAAGGTTTCTGAAAAGAGAGCCTTTTTTCACTCCTTCCATGTAGTCTTGATTCATTTTAGTGAAATTTTGAGTAGCCACTTTTAGGTTTGAAGGAAGATTATCTAAGTTCATGTTCTCCATTTCGAGTTTAATCCTTTCTGAATCACTCAAATTCCCCTTGCGTAGCTGATTGTATATTTCCCCTTTACGGTTAACAGCCTGCATAATCATACGCCCTTGTAGTTCGTTTAATGAAGCAGAACCAGTATCATAGTTTTGTATGCTTTTTAAAAGACGTTCGCGAAGTTTTTCATCACGAACAAGTTGTTTATCTCGACGATGTTCTTCTAGTTGTTGTTCACGCATTTGTTGGTCCTTACGTGCTAGGCTTAATCTTTCTTGTTGACCAATAGTATCAGCAAGATTAAAACCAGAAGCTTGTGATGGAGCATAAACGCTAGTATGATTTCCTGCCATAACTATACATTAATTTTATAATTCATATTATTTTCAGTGGTAAAAGGAACTATTGGAGAAAGTTGGAACCTTGTGTTGAAGAAAGGATCATAACCCATGTAAGAAGGAGTTATTGAATTAGATAATGAAGTTTCCATTCTTCGTCCACTGCTATTTGTCATTGGGGATAATGATTGAAAACTAGGATGTGAAATAGAACCTGCTAGAGACATGTTAGTTCTTGATTGCGGTGTAGGAATTTCATTGGCCGACTGTGGGGTTGGACTAGTATTAGGACTTGAACCAATAGCACTACCTAATGAACCAGCCGCCGCAATCGCTCCATTTATTCCATTCCAGGTGTTTTGCTCTCCAGCCATATATTGACTTCCAAGAGCAGCAATATTTTGATTATCTCGTTGTTCTTTGATTCCCATAATACGAGAATCTTCTCCAGCGATTGCGTATTCTCGTTGGATGATCTGGTCATCAATATCTTTTTGAATCTGTCGATTAACTTGGTTAGTATTGGCTTGTACAGCTGGTAACAAGGCTAAACCTCTACTTCCTCCGCCTTGTAAAGCATCAACGATATTAGCAGTGGTTCGTTGAGCTTCTTCCCTCATTAAATCAGTCCCAACTGTTGAGATACCTACATTCTCAAGAGAATTATTAAGTTCTTGTCGTTCATAAGCATTAAGTTCTGCTTTTGCTTTCTTTTTTTGCTGTTCTCCTTGATAGATTGAAGCTCCTGCTACTGCAACACCCAGTGCCGCACTTGTAATCGCTGCTGCCATAAAAAATAGATTTTAGTTATCACTTTACTCAAAGATAATAAATAAAATCTATTGTAATTTATATTTCGATAGATGAAAACTATTTTAATGTATAGTAAAACTGTACATTAAGTTAAATGTAGGGTATTTAATTTTTAATCAAATTAACATTATATACATTTAAACTAACCAATTTTTAAAATTATATATTATGAAGAAATTATTATTAGGATTAGCGTTTTGTTTTTCAATGGGAGCTTTTGCTCAAACAGGGAATACACCGCCAGATATTAATCCTGATTTTTGTGTAGAAATTAGTGTTATTAGTGAAAATTTATCTAGTTACTGTTGGCCTTTTTCATCCGTTTATTATGGGGCAGCAGGTACTTTTCATTTTTCAGTTTGCAATTCACTTCTAAGTCAACATCCTGATCAAATTACACAAATGATATTTGACCACCTATGTGAGTATCAAGAACTACCGAACGGTGTTAAGATTGCAAGTTTTACTCCTGCTAAGGGAACAATAGGAAATTAATAGTTTATAATATTAAAGGCGACTTTTTGAAGTCGCTTTTAATATTATAACACTTTTATCATCTCAGTTGTTTCTGTAGAGCCTTTAATATATTGACAATCTGAAAAGTGATTGATTAAAGAAGCGTTTTTAAGATTGGTATAAGCTACTTTGTAACCTTGGCTTTTAGCTATTTTGCCAAGTTCATTGATAAGCGAAACTAAAGCTTCTTTTCTATCCGATTCGCGATAGTCTGGATTTGACACAACAAACTCTATCCAACATATTTTTGAATTAGTATAGTATATGAATCCTGCACAGATATTAATACCTTCTTTTGAAAGCATAATACCGCAGGTTCCATTGTTAGGTAACATTTCCTGCAAAGGAGGGGGGAATCTCCACCAAGTCCACCAAGAAACTAATTCTTGGTAATCTTCTTCTTTTAAAACACGAGCATTAAACATAACTTTTTACGATATTAGAATTAATAGCAAATAATTCAACTTGCTTATCATCATTATTTATCATTTCTATATCCGCATAATAACCGCGTATTTCTCCTCCATCAATTCTAGCGTTTCTGCTAGATAGGATAAAGAACCCATTATAACTGTCCACTAGGTTGACATCAACTCGAATAGAAGTTTCTGATTTATCAATTATATTTCCAATTAAAAGTGATTGATCCCCATCTAATTTAAATAGTTGATCCCCAACATTTGTAAGTTCTGAAACTCTTTTAAAGAACAAAGTATCAGAATTATTACTTTGACAAATTCCGACTCCTTGTGCGTTTCCGTTCAAATCTCCTTCTTGTTCATTTCCTCGCAAATAAGCAAAGTATCTACTTTCCTTTTTATTGAAGTCCGTAGCTTTTAAAGAAGTTTTTGTAAGGTTAGTCTTTATTTCAACATCCCAAGACGAGCTACCTTCAATTACAAATGTTTTGAAAATCTTGTCATCGGTTTGGACCTCATTAAACACTGTATTTATTTTTGATGGATACTTTACACCAAAAAAAGTATTGGTAATTGGATTAGATTTATCATTCTGCTGCCAAAGGTTTCCGTCTTTAATAACAAAGGCAGTTCCGCCAAGTCGTAAATAAGCGTCAGGCAAAAAACTAAAGAATGACACCCATCCAGTTTCTTTTTCTTTAAACCCTAATGTTTTCATAGTGCAATCGTTTCAATTAAATAATCAGAAGTACTATTATCAATACCTATTGTTCTAATTCTTACCTCATATTCTGACCCATTGGATAAATCAGAAATAGTGTGATTTTGCTCAGTACTATCAACATATGGAATAAATATAATTTCACTCCATTGTGTTTCCTTTGAGTTTCTATATGAGATTTCATTTCCTTTCACAATGGAATTATCTTGCTCGTTTTTAAACTTAATATCGATTGAGGATTTATCTGCCCCAATTCCTAATTCAAAATAAGAGGGAGGCAACACTTTTTCATAATTAGGATTGTATCCTCCATAATTATAGACAACATAAATATTACCTTCAGAAGTAAAATCAAATGAACCCTCAATCTCTTTTCCGCTTATAGTTTTTAATGGAACAACCTGGCTAATAAGTTTAGGTAAATCTGATTCTGAATAATTTTCATCTGATATAACATAACCAATGGCTAAATCAGCTATATCGCTATCACTATAACTTCTCAATGTTATAGTATCAGATTTCTTAGGGAACTTACCTTCTCCTTGGATGCCTATTTCTTCTGAAAACTGATTTATGTTATTATCTTCTATAAGTAATTGATCAAAGAATTCTGGTCCGCCATTTATAGAAATACTATGATTCACATTAAGTCCATAAACCATATCATTTGACAAGGTAATAAATGTGATTCGTTGTGAAATTCCTTCAGGGGAAAATGAGCGAATAGAATATGTCGCAGTTTCTGTTGTAGGAACTACTGTTGTTTGTATTTCTGCAGTTTCTGTTTCGTCAACATTGATAATAAGTTGTCCGATTCCGGTCACATTGGATTCTACATATTCTCGTCCAGCGTAAGTTGCAGAAATTGTAGCTCTACCCTCTGTAATATCATATTCAAAAATAGTTTGACCAACTCGTCTAGACAAGGCTAATTCAAAAACAAATTCATCACTTACTCGATATCTTGCCAATTCAGAACCACTAACTATTTGAGAGATATAATTTGGTGTATCTCCAATTGTCAAATTAAATAGTTTAGTATAAGGATCATATCCTCCGAGTATTTTAGCATTTTGTTTATTGGTTAAATTATCTCTAAACCATCCTTCCAAACCATAGGTAATTGGGCTAATTCCATTATTTGATAAGCGAAGTACTTGCCCACGCTTAGCATCTACCCAATAACATCGATTACCTTCTTTTTCAAATGATTCTGGGTGTGACATTCCATATTCTCCTGCATAAGGAACGGATTCACCTAATACATAAGGAACTTTGGCTACATTTGAGGTGCCATCAGCATTATACATCACATCTTTTCCATACAGTACTTGTGATACCTTATCTGTTTGGTAGACAAGTAAATTACCTTCTCTTGCAACTATCTTTTGAATGGGTCCATTCCCTTTATCTAATTCCTTCCAATTGATTAAGGTTTGATTAAAGGAACTAATCCCATTGAATCCAGTAGATTCTATAAATGATTCGGAATAAGTTAAATCTGAATACCTTGTAACTTCCGAATAATCCTCTTCACTTGTTGAAGTTGGTTGCAAATCAATATTCAAAGCATTCGCATTGAACTTATCTTTTATTTGATATGATTCTAATCCGTTTCCAAAAGCAAAACAGTTAAAGAAATCTAATTCAATTTTAGCAGCTGATGTCGTTGTTTGATTAGAAATATTTCCTTGGTGTAATCCATTTACAATATCAAATGATTGGGATGTCTTATAGAAAATACCAGTATCTAAATTCTTTTTTTCTTCTGTTTCAAAAATGTAATACCCAGTATTTGTCCTAACTACCATTTTCGCATCTAAATATCCTCTTCTTCCACCAGATGAAGCACTATGAGTTCCATCAATATAAAGTCCATCTTTACCGTTTGAATCTACCTTTTTTACTTTTCTTCTATAGTTTTGAATATCATTTCCTGAAGTTCCCCACAAATCTTTTTCGTGGATATACTCTTCATACCATTTTTGAAGGTTGTAATTCTCTTTATTGATTAACCATTCCTTTTCAAATGTATTTTCCTGCCATCCTGCGTCTAAATGATTTCTAGAATACATCCATAAATAAACACTTGATCCTTCTGTCAACTCTAAATCCACCCACCTACCTTCAATTGGCAAAACTAATGTTACATCAGGAAATCTACCTCTTGTTTTTCGTGTGTCACTTTTTGAATCTTGATATATTTTATAGTTATTCTCATTCATTACGAAACCTTCTGCTTTTATCCGAATGTATGTACCTGCTTCTTCTATGATATCATTTCCACTAGCATCTTTATTTCCTTGAATAAAATCTTTGGGCTGATTCTTTTTTTCAAGGATAGGGATAGTTGTAAGTTTGGTTGCTTCAGCATAAGTGTCTTTTTTTAGAATAAGAATATCCCCTTCATTGACTTTATCCTTAGAGCTTCCTTCTAGTTTACACCATACAAAATCATCCTCAACATAAAACCTACTTACAATTATATTTGAATAATTTAAGGGAGCCGATTTGATAGCAAATCTATAAGAGGTTGCCCAATAAGGGGCTTTGTTTTTTATCTCTATCTGCAACTTATTAATTGATGCTGATTTGCTTGGATCAATATAAATCGAATTTTCTAAAGAAGTTATAGCAGTTGAACATCTCCCAAATTCATCAGCATAGACAATTGCTGCTTCATAATCTCGATTTGATTTTAAGGATTGTCCTTTCCCAGCCTCAACAACTGAAAAATAGGCTTCATCGGAAAACTTAGTCCATAATTGGCCTCCTCCTGCTGGTCCTTGTGTAAGCAATCCATGGCTAATATTTAACAACAAATCATTGCCTAAAAATCGAAAACTTACTTTTGGATACTCATTTATAGTATCAGTTGGATTTAGTTTCCAATTGGCAATATTTGCTTCTATATAATAATTAATACTGTTAGTAAAATCAGAAAAAGCATTGTCATTATATATTTCATTTAGACTAGAGAAATCTTTATATAATGTAAATAAAAATGTTTCTGAAATTAAGGTAGCTCCATAATTCGGATTACTTTCAGAATAATAATCATTCAAAACGTCTAAAAAGACTTTAATTCCATACCCTTTTTTATATAGATTTAGTCTGTTGTTTAACTTCAATTGCTGTCTTCCTGAATTAACGGAAGTTATTAAGCCTTTATCAATTTCTGATGAAGTACTACTTAATCTAAAATCAATATTAATATCTTTTTTTTGGTTATCCTTTAAATCATAACCTTCTGTGTAGTTGCCTAATACGACACGATTACCAATAACATCAAGGGCTTTTGCTTTTCTTGGTACATTATCATACTGCTTGAAAAAATCTTTTTCAGACAAAACCTTGTAAAGTTTATTATTTGAATAACTCAAACTTTTCTCTTGATTATGACCAATACTTTCTTTTTTCTTATTGAAAGTTTCAACAATATAAACATTGTTAGAATTTGATTCTTTTGCAAGAACCTGGATTTCTTTTACACGTTTATCTCCAGTATTAAAAAAAACCTTTACCGAATTAAACTTATTGATCATACTCAAGTTATCTTGAGTAGAAAAATCGATTTCCAATTCTTTTGGTTCAAAAGCGTATTCAGTAAACGGGGCCATAGCAGAAAATTCTCCATCAAGATATTTATAACGATAGGAAAAAGAGATGAATTTTTCTTCTATATTATTAGAAGAAAGTCTATCAAATGTTTTTTGTATTCTTGGTGCTTTAGTTGGCGGTTTCTTGATTAAATAAATATCTTCCTTTTGAAATTCATTTGCGTAATATGACTTTGCGCGCTGAATATTAATACAGCAAATTTCCATATTATTGTCTGTCCACAACAACATGTCTTTTGAATCATCCTCTGAAATAATCTTAGCTATCCCTGTGATTTTGGTATTCCTTTTTAACTTAAGCACTCTTGTTGATAAAGGCCTAGAATCAAGTAGTATTCCTTCAATAGTTTTTGTATTAAAATCGTACCCGAAAAGGTAACAACCTTTACTAGAAATTACCCACCAATAAAGTTTGTTTTTAGCTTCATCACTGTATGAACCAACTGTTTCTATATTACTTCCAAGGCTAAACAAACCTGAAAAATTTATGAGTTGCTTGTTGGACAAACACTTTTCAATTGCACCAACATCACTTCCTTCAGATGTATTTATTATAATATTTTCAGCATGTCGGTAGTAACCATCATCTAAAAGACGTTCATCAACATCCTTATTCATTACTCCTTTTACAAATGTTCTTCTGATGTTTGGCATAATTAAAAGTTTTATAATCAGCAGTTTTTATATAACAAATATACAAATAATAGATAAAACTTATTATCTTTGATTTTATAATAGATTTTATTTATAATGGCAAAAATTAGTAATAAAGAGGTCTACCCTGAAGATTACAATGTAACTCTTGAAGATTACCTTATAGGTACTGATTCCGCTAATAAAAAAGTGCTTCAAACCAAAACCTTTTCAGTTAAGAGTTTAACTGAAGTAATTAAAAAGGAGGTTGAAATAGATTTTGAGGTACCCAAAAAAACATCTGATTTAATTAATGATGGTGAAAATGGAGTTGACAAGTTCGCTACAGCAAAGGATATTGCAGGCAAAACTTACCAATTCAGTAATTTATCTGAAGTTGTTATTCCTCACAACCTAGGCAGATATGTAGAACCAACAATAATAATTGGAACAGAAAAGATTTTAACTACTATACATTACGAAGAAGATTTAAATACAATCATTGTCATTTTTGGAAAGCCCCAAACTGGAATTGTATTAATCAAGTAAGAATGATAATAGGAAACACTTTAAATGCTGATCAAAATGCGGTAATCAATATACCGTTAGATCCTCGCCCTCAACCGCCAGCTAGCCCTGTTGAAGGTCAGATATATACTAACACAACAGATAAAGCTATTTTGTTTTGGAATGGCACAAGATGGGTTAAGTTAGGTTCTTTAGATAAAGTAGAGAATACAGATGGAGGTTTAAATGTTGCACAGGCAGATGGAATAGCAACAATAAATTTAAATCTTGATAATGCCACAATCGAAATTGGAGCAGGTGTTGTACGAATAAAAGATGCAGGTGTTACTACTGCAAAATTAGCTTCGAATTCAGTAACAACAGTTAAGGTGACTGATAAGAATATCACATTCGCTAAGATTAATGATATTCCTACAATGACTGTTATTGGTCGAACTGCTGCAGGTACAGGTGTATCCTCAGCTATTCCAATTATTAATGCAAATGACTTATCAGGGGCAAATGGAACTTCACTTGTAACAAGTGGAGCTGTAAAGGCTTATGTTGATTCTGCAGTAGCGGGATTAGGTAAATTAGTAGGTGGTTATGATGCGGCTGCCAATACAAACTTTCCTGGGGGCACTAATACAAAGAAAGCAGATTTTTGGTATGTAACTGTTGCAGGTTCAATCCAAGGAGTTCCTTTTCAAGTGGGGGATGTAATTATTGCAAATAAGGATAATCCTAGCAATACTAATGCGAATGATTATATTTTCTTGCAGACTAATGCGGACCAAGCGACTGCTACTATTCTAGGAATGGTTATGCTAGCAACAAATGCCGAAGTTCAAACAGGAACAAACAACACTAAAGCAATTACTCCAGCTGGATTATCTGCTAGAACAGCTACTGAATCTCGTACAGGTCTTGCTAAAATAGCTACAAACGCAGAAGCTTTAGAAGGCACAGACAACACAACAATTATGACACCTGCTAAGGTTAAGGCTGTTGTGGATGCTGCTTCAAATAAAGGATATTCAGCTTTATTTGGTGATGCTACTAATAGTAAATTCACAATTGAACATGGTTTGAATACAGAAGATTTGATTGCAGATTTTTTCGAAATGCCTTCTAAGATAAAATACCTAGTAGATTATCAAATTATTAGTAATACTCAAATTTTGGTGTCGCTTGGAAGACCACCAGGTTTAAATAAAATTAAAGTAGTAATCATTCCAAAAGGTTAATAGATGAAAATAGGCAATAATGTAGTAATAGAAGGTACTGCTACTATTGAGAATCTGCCAATTTCAAATAGTAGTCTTTCTGCTATTGTCCAAACTGAGGGCAATTTGTATAAACGTGAACTTGGTACAATTAGTACAGCAAGTAAGGAGTCGTATATCCCTGGTTTATCAGTTGCATTTCCTTCTATCTTTAATCTAAATACTGAAAGCTTAGATTACAATAACCGTAGTTTAGTTGTATCCTTAAAAAACCAATTACAAGGCACAGCATTCCTGGCACCTACAGCGATGAATGGTACACCTGCTTTTAGGAGAATAGTAAAAACAGATTTGACAGATGCAACAGTTTTATTTTCTGACGATCCTAGAATATCAAATTGGGACACGTCCTTTGGTTGGGGTAATCATCTAGGAAAATATTTAAACTTAGGAGATAATAGAACCTTTATAAGTAAATCAGTAGGTGCTGATGTAGACTTACAGCGTGATTCTGTTATTTATGCCACTGGGGACAATAGACCTTCTAATATAAACTCTACAATCATCACACTATCTGGTTTAGCTGATTATGGTTTTCAAATAGCTGCTAGAAACATGAACATCTGGTTTAGAAGTTTAGAAGCGGGTACTTATCGAAACTGGAGCTCTTTTTGGCATAGTAGTAATTTAGTAAATCCTGCAACTAAAGATTGGGTTGTGGAACAAAAATATGATTATGCTTTTGCTTTATTGCCTACCTCTACAGATACAATTCTTGGGAAATATTATGCTCAGAAATCATCAGTTAACGCAGATGATGCTAAAGGTAATATTGCTTTCTACACACAGAATAATACAGTAGGTTCATTAGACTACTATCACCATTTGAATTTTGGAACTAACTCAACATTCAATTGGCAATTAAGAAAATCACCAACTAGAAATAGTGGGTTTGGTATTAGAACAAAAACAGGTACTTCAACATGGACTGATTGGGAAGAGATTGCTTATCAATCATGGGTTGAATCTAAGGGGTATTGGTATAATTCTTATATTAAAGCAAAGTCTGCATTAGGAGATGCGGATACATATTTTAATAATACTGGAGGTTATATTTCAAACTATAATACCAGTGGTTGGTTGCAAAATGGAGCCTTCTCTGGATATGGTGGTTTAATTGAATTTGCATCACACTCTGATAATTTAAATATTCAGTTTCATTATGAAAATGGGCATAATTCAGGCGGCGTAGGTGGTAGATTAGCGTTTAGAACTAAGGCAGCAACTTATAATAAATGGCATGAGTTATGGCATACAGGTAATATGGAAGACTATCACCAATATGGTATTGGCAGAATAGCTGTTCCTTTTACAGACATAACTTCTGCAGATATTCAATTAGGTAGATTGTTTAGATATTCAACAGATGCTAATCATAGAGGGAGTATTTTATCAATGCCTTATGATGGTTCAGGGGAAACAGCGAGAACAAACTTAATACGAGTTCACGGTGGAGAAGCTTGGATATCAAACAGATTGGTGACAGTTGGAAGTACCCCAACATGGATAAAATTATTAACAGAGGCAGATGTTAATCCTAATGATTATGTTAAGAAAATTGGAGATACTATGACAGGTCCTTTAATTTCTTCAGCTTCTACGGGATTAATAATGAAAACTGATACCTATGCTCTATTAGAAAGAGATATGGTTACAATTAGTGGTGCTTGGGCTAGAACCATGCATAGAACCAAACATAATGATAACGTTATTGATATTATTGGACATTATGGAAACAATGGTTCGTTAACATATGGTTATATAGGAGGAACAAATTGGAATAGTGTTAATGCTATTAGATGGACATCTGATGGTAAAGTTGGTATAGGTTTAGGGGCTTCTACGTCACCACAAGAAATTCTAGATGTTAATGGAGCTGTAAGAATTAGTGCTCAAATAGGTAATATATTATCAATAAGAGATGGTCATAGTTTATATAACAATGTAATATCAAACTCTAATGTTGCATCTGGCGTAGTAAGACAAAACTGGACTGCAAATAATACAACTTATGTATTAGGTGGTGTAGGTAGTTCTACTTCCGGTAGTATGTCGGCTTTTGGTATATACCGATTTTTAAATGATAGGACTGAAAATGGTCAGGATGGGTTCTTTGGTTTTGCCGGTAATGGTGACCAATTTCAAATAACAAATTTAGCAGGTACTGGAAACAGAATGGTTGTTGCTAATTCTAGCGGAACATTATCAACACAAACACTACCTACCGATACAACATATTCAGCTGGAACATTAGCATTACTTAATACTGGAACCGATACTTCTAATAGAGTATGGAAAACAAAAGATATAGCTGATTATGTTATATCAAAGATCGCACAAGGAGCTGATTCGATTTGGGAACATACATCAGGTGGTGGAATTAGAGTCACTAACTATGATTCATTAGCCACTAGAGATGGCTCAATTGCATTTGGTCGTAGTAGTGGAGCGACTAAGCTGAATGCAATCGCATTAGGTACATCTTCTAATTCAGATGGGAATGACGGTATAGTTGTAGGTCCATTAAGCGTTAATCTTGGAACTTATGGTACAGTAGTAGGTCCTTATTCTGTAAATACAGCAATGGAAGGAGTTGTAACTGGTCCTTTTTTACAAAATAACCAAAGAGGATGTACTGTAACTGGTCGCTATAATCATCCTATTCAAAATGCTACTACCAATACAATCAATAATTATTCACCACTATTCATTATTGGAAATGGAAAGTCAGCTTCTATACGTAGCAATGCGTATGCGATGTTTTCAGATGGTAAAGGAGAATTTGCAAACGTTCAATCATATAAAACACAACCTAGTAGTCTTAACGACTTAGATATTCCAAACTGGAAATTCATTCAAGATAATATTGGCGGTGGAGATGGTAATGGTTCAGAAGATTGGGTTTCAAATTATGGATCTCAAATAAGTGTTTTTCTTGAATCAAAAGCTAACGAGCATTTAGGAGATTCTCCTTATGAGGGTACGGGTGAAATATTAGCCGATCAGAAATTCTCTAATGTTGATAAACCTACACTAGTTTATTTAGGTAATGATGGCATCTGGAGAAAATGGAATAACAGTGCAAATGCTGAACAAGGAAATCTTTCTAATAGTGCAGTTTTAGGAATTGCATTATCTGATATGAAATCTGTATTACTTAGAGGATATTATCTTGGCAAGATGTCTGTTGAATTACAAAACTTAGTTGGTGATATTAAAAATGGGAATATGTTTCACAGCATCAACAAAGGTACATTGATGGCAGGTAGTTCTACAAGTTTCACAGAAAGAGTATTTGGATATTCCATCAATTCTGAAGTTGCTTACTTTAATCCATGGATGTTTAAAAGATAAATTATGTCAGCAGAAGTAAAAATAATTGCAACTAATAGTAACATCCCACCAGAACGAATTGGAGATGTAAGAATTCGCGTTGTTGTTGGACAAACAGTAAGTATAACTAGGGCAGAATTAACTAATTCTACTCCAAGTTATCATCATGAATTTGATCGTCCTATTGCTGGAATCAAAATACTTGCACCAGGAATAGAAGTAAATAACATTTTACGTCCTTCAGGTACCGCAACAATAGCAACATTAACGAATAATAATCAAATCCTTAGATATGTTAGTGACGAAGTACAAAATGGAGTTATAGATAAAGAAATTCTTGATGCGTCCTTATTTAAAGTAAAAGGCAATTCAATTGGTACTGACTACGTGGAATACACCGCATCAGCATTTAATAGCATAGCTAATACAATTTCGGGCTACATTAACGAATCGGCAAAGTTATTTATCAATGTTGTATCAGCTGTAAATCAACCACCGAATTCTATCGGAAATAATACCATAGACTGCCCAATTGGAATGCTTGTACCGTTGAACATAAACGTATTCACCGTGGATACAACACCACCTTATGGAGATCCTGAAGGTGATGCGCCCTTAAAAATAATAATACCAAACATTCAAGGTGATGCGATTGTAACATTCAACGGGATTAGAGTTATAAATGGGCAAGAGTTTTTCGCGACTAATTTAGAATCTGGAGAGATAAAAGCTTTCTACCCTCCAGGGACAGCAGAAGGTGTTGTAACAACTATCAAATTCGATGTCGCAGACGTTGGAAGTGGTCAATATTCAGGTTTATAATATGGCAGAGATTAGATTAATAGCAGTAAGACAAGAGGAAAGTAGTTCACTCAGAGTTGGTGATAACTCAATTATTTATTGTTGGGACGCCTTCAAAAACAATATTAATGAATTGCCTAGTATTGAAGGTATTCAGGATGCTATTGTTGATAGAAGACAAGGATACCGCTTAGGTTACAATGACCTTACAACAGACACCTATCCACCCTATAAGGCAAACGCAGGAAGGGAATTTCATAGTGTAAAACTAGCAAGTATAGGAAATGGGAACTTAAGAAAATACTCACTAAATGGCACTCTAATTGGGGATGTGAATATTGGAACTATAATTACAAAAAGTGATTTTGAAAACTTCAATTATACATTTCAAAATTCATATGGCAGCGGGTTTCAAGACAACCATGTTCTTGAATCAAGTATTGATTTCACATACTCAGATGATGGAGTAAATTATACAGAAGATACTAGAAAGAGAATCAAAATTTACTTTACAAGAAAGCTATCATACATTCCTGTAAATGTTCCGCTAGTTAATTTCAATGCAATCAATTTGATTAATCTCAATGAATCTGGAGTGAGAAGATACATTTCCCATAGTAAGTTATTAGAAAATATGGGATGGAATACTAGAAGTACAAATTTAGATTTTCATGGATATTCACAAGATACAGAAGCTCATGATTATTTCACACAGTTATTTTCAGGAGACAAATCCCCTTACAAAGTATATGTTGAAAATATTCGAGGAACTAATTGCATAAAATATTTTGACACTCTAATATCAGTAGGACAAAAAATACCTATTCACGCTTTCAAAGAGAACAAAGTTTGGGTAGATATGACAATGTATGATGAAAACAATCCTCCAATTTTAGACGTGTACTACGGCGTAATTGATACAGGAATATTTAGAAAAAACAATCTTTAATTTAAAAATAGAAAAAATGAACAAAGAAAAACAAACACAAACATCAGTAGAGGATAAAGTTGAAGAAACAGTAAACAAGATCTCTCCATTACATTTGGCAAAGCTGCAAGAATCTAATCAGAAGTTGGAACAAATCAACCAACAAGCCGCGGAATTATATCAACGTGAGTTCGAACTGAAACAAGCAAAAAACGTTTTAGATGGCTCCAATTCAGAAGTTCTTTTTGAAAGGCAAAAGCTAATAAACGAGTTTACACAAACATACGGTAGAGTAAATATCAATCCGATGACTGGGGAATTTCAAAACATGGAATAATCAAACAATATGCTATTCGATATGATACATTACTTACTAGCGAAAGATTTTGATTCAATCTTTATTCAATTAATACTGGTTTTCACTGCATGGTTAATTGTTTTATTTTCAATTGGTGTTGACTTGTATTTTGGAATTAGAAAATCAAAAGAACAAGGTGTTTATACTCATTCTTATGGTCTTAGAATGACTTCTAAAAAAGTTGTAGAGTATTTAGCCTTTATGTTATTTATGTTGTTCTTAGATGTGTTGAATCCAATGTTCGCTTACTTTGAAATTATTACTTTGCCTTTACTGTCTATCTTCGGGGCTATTGTATTAGTTTATACGGAATGGAAATCTGTTAAGGAAAAATCTAATGAAAAGTTTCGATATGCTCTAAAGCATAATCCAGCAGAACTAATAAAATTCTTTAATGATAATAAAGAGTTAATCGAGGAATTGAAAAACTCAAAAAAATAATTGTCAAAACAAAAAGCCTTTCACTTTTAATAGAATTGAAATGGCAAACGAAATGTCTTATCCTAGTGCGGGACATCACGACAAAGATCCTGGAGCAGTCGCAAATGGATTTACCGAAATGAAAGAAATGGATAGGTTTAGAAACAAACTTATCAAAAGACTTGAACAAAAAGGTCATAAGTATATTACTGACCAAAATCATGAAACAAATTCACAATACCAATCTAGAATAAGACCTGTAAAAGGGGACGTACTTTTAGATATGCACCTTGACGCAGCAGGACCTACTGCAACTGGTTGTGGAGTATTTGTTCATGACAATGCAAGCGTTGAAACCTTAATTGCCGCCCAAGAACTTGTTGATAATTGTTCTAAATCTATGGGAATTCCCAATAGAGGTGTTAGAAAAGAATCACAAACCGCAAGAGGTAAAATAGGTATTTTGTCAAAAGGAGGTATTACTGTTCTTATTGAGTTTTGTTTTATTACCAATACTGGAGATATGAAAGCATTCCACGATAATGAAGATTGCTTGGTTGAGATTGTGCTTGAGTGGTTAATAAAATGGGATAAAAATAAATAGTCATGAAGTATTCAATCATCCTACTCTCAATTCTTTTAATGAACTGCGGTTCGCGTAAAGTAGAATTACAAAAGAGAATCAATGATATCGAAACCAATCTTAGTGTAAAAATAAAAGAGCTTGAAATTGAAAGAAGTAAGATTAAAATATACGAGACTTCAAGAGTTTTTAAAGCCGATTCGATAGTTGAACAAAACGGTAAACGAACAATCTATAACCCAAGTTCCGAAGAAAAGGAAAAAGGAAAAGAAGAAAGTGTTGAAAAAGAAAATAAAAAAGAAGAGGATATTCAAGAAAGCACCAAGGATAAGAGCACAACAAAAGATAAAATAACTGACCGAAAGCAGTTCAATTGGTGGGGGATTATTCTGCCTTTAATTATAGTAGTATTTCTTATTTACATATTTAGGAAACCCTTAAAAAAACTAAGCCGATTATAATAATAATCGGTTTTATTGTTTTGTATTGAATTTGTATAAAATTTACATAGAATTTTTCTATCTTTGAATTAACTTGTAATAGTTTTTATCTATGAAATCAATACATGACTTTATTGTTTATACAGACATTGTCTTTAATGAAACTTTTAAAACAGAAAGTGGATTAGAACTTTTTGGAGATAACCGATTCCTACAAAAGAGATTGGCTCAAAGAGAAGTAGAAATTAAAGCAATGCCATTAAACTATGAAGACGAGGACATTGTAGGATATCAAGCTTTTATTGATCCGACTATTTATTTTCAAAACCTTTATGACCATGGGAAAGGAGCTAATAATGAAATATCAGGACACAAAGGTTTCTTTAAAGTTCAAGCAAACATGATACTTGCTATCCGAAAGGATGAAAATAGCGAATGGAAGGGTTTTAATGAAAATGTAATCGTTTCTAAAGTGATGGATTCAGGAGAAGAAAAGAAATCCGGTTTAATAATTACTGAAATTTCAAAACCTAAAGCATTAAAAGGAGTGGCTATTGTCGAAATTCCAAATGATGATTTGCTTAGGGATGAAGTAAGTAAGGGCGACACCATCCGATATAATGACTACTACGGAGTTGATGTGTATATCGATGGTAAAGAATATACTTGGATTAGAACAAAAGATTGTTTAGCTAAAGTTGGATAGTATGAGTAACGGAAAATTACAAAAGCAAAGAGAGGAAGAAATACCAAAGCTTATTGAAAAATATCAAAAATTGGTTGATATGACTTTTGAGGCTGTTTCTAAAAAACTTCCTGATTTTGAAGATGAAGACGATGAAGATGGGAATACTATCAGAACAGCAGAACAACAACTCTACTCATTTATTGGCGTACGAGATGCTGCTTTGGATAGAGCAAATGGTATTTTAGGTAAAATAAACGAATTAGAAAGAGAATTACACGATCCTACATTTTGGGATGTTGTAGAAAATGAAGAAGAAGCGAAATCTACACCAGCCAATAAAAACCCATTAAAAAGGCACACCAAAAAATAATTGTCAAAACAAAAAGCCTATTGAAGTTTAAAAGCTTAAATAGGAATGTATTACTTAGGTACCAAGATTGAAGATAGAGTTGATGAAAAACTCCGTATTGCCAAGAATAAAACAAAATCTTGGGAGTATGGTTATAACGCTATTATAGATGTTGTAATTATTTCAAAAGATGGTACTCTTGGCGAAATATTTGATGTTTATGGCATACCAATCGGGTTACCTCAAATACCTGATAAAAAAGAAATAATCAATTTTGACAAACCTCAAAAGCTTCAAAAATGGGTACGAGAAGAATTACCCAAAGGAATGAATGCTGAAAATTGTTGGGATGCAAAGTTTACTGAATTTGTAGAACGGCAATTCAAGTACCGTGATGAAGGGGTTTGGATTTACTTAAATGGCAATCCAGTTTACATGACTGGTACCTACTGGCATTTTCTACAATGGTTTCGTGAAGGTTCTGATTATCCAAAGCTTCGTATTATTCAAAATGAATTAATGATTTTTTGGGAGGCTTGTAAAGCTGATGAACGCTGTTATGGAATGCAGTACGTTAAGAATAGACGTTTTGGAGCATCCGCACTTGGTAATAATGAAATGCTTGAAAGCGGTTCTATCCATGAAAATAAAATACTTGGTATGATTTCCAAGAAAGGTAGTGATGCTAAAAAGATTTTCAATCGCTTAGTACGTGCCTTTAAACGTTATCCTCCTTTCTTTAAACCGGAAACAGACGGTACCAATACTCCAAAAACAGAACTTGTATTCACTGAGCAAACCAAAAAACGTAAGCAAGGCGAAACAGTAGAAGAAGGCCAAGGACTTGACACTTCTATCTCCTGGCATAATACAGAGATGAACGCGATGGATGGTGAGGAAATATTCCGTTCTCTCTTGGATGAATCAGGAAAATACCCTAAAGAAGTACCATTTGATGAATATTGGCAAATTGTAAAAACAGCCCACAGACTAGGTAGTAATATCGTCGGTAAATCGATGGTTGTTTCTACTGTAAACGCAATGAAAAAAGGTGGTGCAGGATTCAAGAAAATTTGGGATGATAGCAATATATCAAACCGAAACAAGAACGGTCAAACCAAGTCAGGATTATATCGAATATTTATTGCTGCTAAATATTGTTTAGAAGGTTTCTTTGACGAATATGGATTTAGTATTGTTGAGGACCCGAAAGAACCTACTACAAATGACCTTGGGAAAAAAGTTTCAATTGGTGCAGATACATTCTTGAAACAAGAAATTGAAGCTTTAAAAGATGATCCCGAAAAAGAATATGAATTTAAACGTCAATTTCCAGACTCTCCATCAGATGCTTTCCGTGACGAAAGTGATGACTGTGATTTCAATATTGTACATCTAACAGAACAAATAGAACATAATTCAGAAGAACTTGACGAGGATGCGAACACTTATGTCAATGATGATATTGAGAGAGGTAATTTCACATGGAAAGATGGTATTCAAGATACTGAAGTTATTTGGCGACCAGACCCAATAAATGGAAGATTCTGGATCAGAAAAGGATGCCACCCACCTCAAGAAATACGAAACTTGAAAGAGAAGAGAATGTTTCATGGGATTTTAGCTTGGGCTCCTAAAAATTCTCATATAGGCGCTGGAGCTGTGGATCCTTATAACCGTAGTAAAACAGTAGATGGCAGAGGTTCTCAAGGTTCAATACATATTGTCACTAAATACAATACCTATTTTCCCAATTACGCATTTATTGTAGAATACATTGATAGAGCAAAGAAAGTAGAACTATTCTTTGAGGATGTAATTATGGTTCATGTTTATTACTCAATGCCTTTCTTACCAGAACTCTCGAATGAAAAGTTTCTACAATATATCAAAGATAGGGGGTATCGACATTTTGTATTAAATAATCCTTTCAAGAAATGGAAAGAATTATCTGCAACTGAACAAGAGTTTGGAGGTGTTCCTCCACAAGATGGTAAAATAGGTGAACAACAATTTTACGCTGTAGAAGCTTTTATTGAAGATCATATAGGAGTAGCAAGGGATAGTTCAAACAGGTCAATTGGAGAAATGGGAAACATGCCCTTTACTAGAACATTAATTCAATGGAAGGAAGTTGACACAACAAAGAGAACCAAATATGATGCCTACATCTCTTCCTCACTCGCATTACTTGCAAATCAAAGTAGGGTAAAAGTCCAACTAGAAGAACCCGAAAAACCACTAGATATAAATCCATTCACTACATACGATAACTCAGGTTACATTTCTAAAGCATATGAAACAAGATAACAATTTAAAACCGATAGATCCTTTTGTTCCATTTGAGCAAAAGAAAGATAAAGAGTGCGGACTTAATGTGGCAAGATTCATTTCTAGCCAATGGTTTGCAGGTGGAATTATAGGAAGTGGTAATTGCGCTTTCAATACTCGACGAGAGTCTATTGTAAATAAACGAAAGTTTGTTCGTGGGGAGAAAGACGTTAATCAATTCAAAAAGCTTTTAGCGAGTAATAAAAACAGCTTAAAGTATCTAAACATTGACTTCCGATATATCAATATCGCTCGAAAATTCTGTAACATTGTGATCAATGGCATGTCGCCTGAGAACTATTCCCTTGATATTCGTTCAACCGATAAGATAACGGTTAAAATGAATGAAGAGAAGATGAATGAGTATCGAAAATACATGACAAGCTCTGGTCTATTAAACAAAGCAAAAAAAGAATTAGGAATCGATTTAATGCCTAATTCATTTGTACCTGAAGACGAAGAAGAACTTGAATTATTTGTTGCAATAAAAGACAGACCAAAAATTGAAATTGCTGAAGAGCTACTAATCGATTGGATTCTTAAAACAAATGATTGGCTAGAACTTGATGCCCAACTTCGTGCAGATTTAGTCAACTGTGGTATCATGATTACTCGTGTTTATACCGACAAAAGCGATGGAGTAAAATTAGCTTATGTGGACCCTGAAAACTATGTGCACTCTTTTGTCAAGAAAAATAATTTCGATGACAAGTTCTACGAAGGGGTTGTTGATACGATTACTGTTTCTGATTTGATTAGAGAGAGCGGACTTAGTTTAGAAAAAGCTAGAGATGTAGCCAAAGGATATGGTTATAATTGGAATACAGGATTGACTCCTGCAGAAAACTATGACAAACTACAAGGTCATAAGGTTGATGTGCTTCGATTCGCTTGGAAAACAGTCAAAACAATTAAGTACAAGCAAAAAATAAGAAAAGGAGAAGTAGTAAAATTATCTAAACGAAATGAAGATTTTGAAGCACCAAACAGAATTGATGCAGGAACTTTAGAAAAAACATTTGACACTTGGTTTGAAGGTAACTATGTTATTGGTACTGATTATTTATATGGGTGGAAAGAATGTGAGAATATGTATGACGATGTGATGAACAAAGCGATGTCGCCATTCCTAACACATGCACTTGATATCTATAACAACAAGCTGTATTCGTTTACTGATGAAATAGAAGTTATCGCAGATGGAATGCAGTTAACAGCTTTAAAGATTAAACAGTTATTGAACGAGTTGAGATCGGATGTAATTGAGATAGATTTAGATTCATTAGCAGAATTACCAAGTGAAGGAGGGACTAAAAGAGCAGCCTGGCAAGAAGCATTTGATTTATTCGAAACTAAAAGTATTGTACTTAAAAAAAGAATTAATCTTGGTGAAGATGGAATCAAAGATGCTGGAGCAGTAAATGTAAAACCTGCTGGCCAAGGGAATCAAATAACCACCTTATTGAACAGTTGGGCAAATGACTATAATTTAATTCGTGAGAATACTGGTATTAACCCAGCTGTAGATGGCTCTATCGGTTCAAACGCACTAGTTGGAGTTTCTGAAATGAACCGATTAGCAGGTAACCGTGCAACAAAAGATATCGTAGATACTTGGGTAAGATTCCGATTGAAATTAAGCGAATTGATTTCTACACGTATTCAATCGATCTACAACTATTCAGAAGCTTCTCATATTCGAAAATTATATGATAACGTAATTTCAAAGCACTTCAATGATCATTTATCTGTTTTAAAGAATAGACATCTTCATGAGTTTGGATTTACATTCAATATCGTCCCTGCAATGGAAGCTATGCAAGAATTTAGAGAAGATATGAATATTGCTTTACAAGAAGGTTCTATTTCGGTTGAAGAAAAATCCGAGGCAATGAACATCTTTAAAACTAATCCAAAACTAGCAAAACAATACTTAGCGTATCGCCGTAGAAAGAATATGCAGATGAAAGCAGATGAAAACGAGAGAATGCTTCAAGTTAAATCTCAAGCTGATGCAATGGCTGCTCAATCTAGAGTTCAATCTGAAACTGAAGCTTACCAATATAAGAAACAGATTGATCTACAATTCGCTTCCGAAATGGCACAAATCGAAGTGATGAAACAGCAAGCGATGAATGAGGTTAACAAACCAAAAGAAGACGAGAAGTTTCAACAAGATGTGTATTTAGCACAGATTGCTGCTAAAGGAAAAGAAAACTTGGAAGCTTATAAGGAATCAAAAAAAGATGAACGAACCAAAATACAAGCTTCTCAACAATCAAAAATGATTACTCAAAGACATAATAATTTAGCACCAATTGATTTTGAGGAAAGTAGTTGGCTTGAATAATATTTTTACATGTAATATTTTATATAAATTACATGTAAAATAAGTTTTATTTATTATCTTTGAACTACTTGATAGTTTTAATCTATTAACAAAATTGCTATGAACGAAGGAAATAATACTAATGACTTACCAGATGTAAATGGGAATCCACCTGCTGAACAAGAAACACCAGTAGTAAATACAGTTGATGAAACAGCTGTGTTGAATTACTTTAAAGAACAAGGTAGAGAGGTTTACTCACTTGATGACTTGTTTAAAGAACCTGAAAAGGTGATTGAAACAAAAGAAGTGAATCCGTATGAGGATTTAATGGATGATGAGGACAGAGCCTTTTTTCAATACAAAAAAGAAACGGGAAGAGGACGTCAAGAGTTTGAATCTTTACGCACGAATCTAGATGATATTCATCCTATTGAATTCGCAAGAGCTCAAGTTGCTAAGGAATCAGGAATGAAAGTATCTAATGATCAAATCAATGATTACCTACAAAGCAAACTAGGCATTGATGATATGGACAACCTAACTACCAATGATTTAATTGAGTTGTCAAAATACGGAAAGTCTATCAAAGATGCCCGCTTAGAAGAACAGTCAAAATACAGACAACCAATCCCTAAACAAGAAGTTCCTCAGAACCAAAATACAAATCAAGATGAATATGTAGCATTGGCCAATGGTACGTATATGAAAAAATCTGATTTTGAAATTGCTCAACAAACCAAAGTCAAACACAACCAAATGGTACAAGAAGCTGTGAACAGTGTTACAGCAACTTCATTTAAAGTTATGGTTGACGATAATGGAGAGCAAAAAGAATTGAACTATGACTATAACTATTCAGATAACGACAGGAGCAGTGCTGTGTCAATAGTTTCTGATTTAGGAAAGTATGTTCAAGACACCTATGAAAGCGAACAAGGTTTTAACCACAAGCAATTCGCTGAAGATGTTTTTTGGTTAAACCCTAAAAACAGAGAGACTGCAATTTCTTCTTTAATGCATAAAGCGAGAGCTGAAGCAATTGAAGAAGTAATGAAACAACGTGGTAACGTTAATTACCAAACTCAATCAAATGATTTGTCAAGTCAAGAAAAGCCTAAAACGATGACTATTAAAGAATTTTTTAATCAAAATAGGTAAAAAATGGCTTATCAATTACAAATAAATAACTTATCAGGGTTGTCTATTAATGAGAATACAAATAATGAGTTAGTGGCTACTCCATATAACTTTATCAATTTGTATGATTTCGCAATGCACTATCAACCTGAATTAATTCCAGAACTTGTTTTTGCTAATGGTAAAGGATCTATCTTAGGGTTTTTACGTGCTACTGCAGGAACAACAGGTCGTGGATATGAATCAGATATGATTCAACATGCAGAAATGAATCGTTTACATAATTCTATTACGGGTGTAACGATTGTAAACAATGAGTTTACTTGCCCTAAGCCCCATAACTTACGTGTTAACGATGTCGTGAAGATTTCTGATGGAGAAAATGAGTATCAAGCAATTGTTTCTCAAATTATTTCCAAAACGAAATTTATTGGATTAAATGACGCTGTGGGGGATTTTCCTACTGTTGCTGTTACAGTAAATGCGGATTTTTCATCTCGTTTCTTAAAGGGAGATAAAGGATTTAAAGAAGGCAAACATTGGAAGCCTACAATTTACACAAACCATACTCATATTTTTAAAGAGTATTATGGTATTGCTGATTCTGATTTGGCTCACAAAACATGGATTAATACCCCAGAAGGTCCTCGTTGGGTAAATCTTGAGATGGAACGTACAAATACTTTGTATGATAACAAGAATGAGTTAACATTCTTAACTCATGAAAGAGCAGATGATGATGCAGCTTCAACTAAAGCTGGATTTGCTCAAGGTATGAATGGGGTTATCCCGATTATTGAATCAAGAGGAAATGTATCTAATGACTTCATATTATCATTAGCTGATTTATCAAACTTAGCTTTACGTTTAAAGAAACAAGGAACTTGTCGTGAACTTACTTTATGGATGGGGCATGAACAGATGGCTAAAATTAGAGAATTAGCATCTAGTATCAATGCTTCTTTTGTGAATGGATCTAATTATGGAGCATTCAACAACAGTAAGGATATGGCTTTGAATTTAGATTTCGTTTCTATTTTCATTGATGGAGTTCAATTCCATTTTGTGTCTTGGGCAATCTTAGATGATCCAACATTATTAGGTGCATCTAATTTTGATAAAACATCTTTTGCCTATGTAGCTGTTCCTTCTGGAAACACTTATGTAACTGAAAACGGTAATACAATTTCTAAGTCATACTTAGAATTACGTTACCGTAAAAACGAATTAGTAAACAGAGAAAAAGAGGTTAAGTTCTTTGGTAAATTTGGTCAACAAGTAGAGGATGATAAATCTTTCGTTACTTATTTGACTGAGGGAACTGTAGATATTGCTGCTGCAAATAACTTCTTTGTGGGAAGAAAATCAGATAGTTTCTATCTGTAATATAAAATAAAGGTGGGGAGTTAGTCTCCCTACTTGTTTTTTTAACTGTAAAAAATAAAAACATGTCAAATACAACAACATTCGTTTTATTAAAAGGAAGTCCTACAAGTTGGAGTGTTAAGCAAAATGGCTTAATGATTGAGAAAAAAGGAGTTGGGTTAAAATTTGCTGCATACTACCCAGGTCAAGATTCTATCTTTGTCGAAGATATCAAGAATAAAGATTTAAAGCCACAATTGATTCCCGCTTTTGAATTTAATCCTTCAACAAACAAAACTGAATTAACTGTTCCTAATACAGATGTAAACTTAATTACCCTATTAAAGTTACATCCGCATTATGGTAAAAAGTTTGAAATCTTCAGTGAAGAAATTGAAAGTGAGAGGGCTTTATCTAAGTACAACAACATTGAGAAAGCTTTAAAACTGATTGAGTCAGCAAATGATTTAGAAGTAAGAGCTAAAGGTGTCGTTGTATTAGGTGTAGATGCTATGCATTATTTACCTACTGTGGCCATAGCTAAGTTAAAAGAATTAGCCTTTAGTAATCCTACACAAGTTATTTCTAAAATTGAAGGTATGGATTACGAATCTCAATTTATAGCTGCTAAAGCATTTATTGATAAGATTGTAAAAACAAATCTTGGACATACTGCTGTGGTTTGGTCAGATACTGAGAACCTAATATTAACATTGGGTACTGGTGAAATTGGAGTAGAGAAGTTGGCAAGATTGTTATCTCAAAACAATGAGCAAAGTTACAACATGTTACAGATTATTTCTCAAAAACTAGGTATTGGCACTCAACAAGAAGAACAAACTCCTTCTGTCCCAGTTAATACAGTTTCTGAAAAAGAACTTCAAGCGAAAGACGATGAAATTGCAAAGTTGAGAGCTGAATTAGAAGCTGCTAACAAAGGAAGTGTTCATGAAATAAACACTCCATCTACTCAAGCAGAAGCTACTAATAAAGTAGAAATGACTTTGGAAGAAGCTACAGCGAAGTACATTGAAAAGTTTAATAAAGAACCTGGGCCGACTGTGAAAGGAGATTTAGAGTGGATCTTGAAAAAACTTAAAGAATAATCTAAAGCACTCGAAAGGGTGCTTTTTTTTATACATTTACATTTATTATAAATGTAATATGAAAAAAAATACATCCATCAAACTTTTGGAAGTACTTCAAGAGTACTATAGCAGAGGAAAAGATATTTATACTATTAAGAAAGAGGGTATAGTAAAATTTGTAGATATAGATCCTAATTCAGATTTCTATTTTAAAATAGAAAAGGAAGAAATAAATGGCAGCAATCACATTTTGGAAGTGAGTTATAAACCTTTTAAGGAAAATTCAATAATTGGAATAGATAAGAGAAGGATGGATATCTCTGATCTAAAGAAATGTTTAGAAAGCTGGATGATTATGATGTCAAAGTATAATCAACTTAAATATATAGATGATTTAGAGGACCCTATTGTTGAATCATTTGCAGAAGAATATTATGATACTTTCGAAATTATTGATGAAGATGCTGAAATTAACCCATATCCCTTACATCAAATAGAGAAAATAGAGTTTTTATTGACTGAAATACAAACTAAAATAGAAAAAGATAAGGAGAAAATTATTGAACAAAGTTCTCCTAAAGTAGTAGAAGAGATAGAAGAGCGAATTCAAGATATAAGGCAAACTATTTATAAATCAACTAAAAAGACGATATCTAAAAAAATATCAAGATTGTTTGGTTTTATGACTAAAGAAGGAGGGAACCTTGTGCGAATCTTGGTTCAAGAAGGAGTGAAAGAAGCTATTAAAATTTGGGTTAAATCGAATATTGGAATACAATAGTTTATTTTAAATAACTACAGTATAGTAAAAATCTATTATCTTTGAGTAAGATGATAGATTTTTTTTATTATGTATTTAATCGATTTAGTTTACCGAACTGTTTTAACTATCGCGAATTCAGAAGTCCGTGGTAATGTAAAACCATCAGATATTAGATTATTGATCAACACAACAGTTGAAGAAATATACGAATCCTATTTCTATGAACTAAACCGAATGCTCAATCGTCAAAACAAAGGATTAGTTGGAAATGGATTAGATAATATCCCTGATTTGATTAGGGATAAAATAAACCATTACTTACAATCAAAAGAAGTAAGCTTGTTAGATAGCAAAATAACGCTTCCTAGCGATGTTAGGTACCTTGATGATGTATTTGTAGACGAGGTAGGGGTGGAGTTATTAAAAAGCCTTAGAGAGTTCCAAGTAGTTAAAAACACAGCAAACAAAACATACCCAATAGGGTATAAAATTGATGCAAACACTATTGTTGTATACCCAAACGGTTATAATGAAGCAGTACTAAGTTATTTGAGAAAACCGAAAGTTCCTAATTGGACTTATTTTGTCGTAAATGGCACAGAAGTATTTAACCCAGATGCTAATGATTTTCAAGATTTGGATATCCACCAAAGCGAGGTGTCTAACGTAATTATTAAAACATTACAAAAGGTGGGAATCAACTTGAAAGAACAAGACCTACAAGCAGTAATGACCCAACAACAAAACATTGAGTTCAACCAAGAAATGCAAAGCTAATGACAGATTTAGAATACATAGACAATAAAGATGGCCATGGAGCATATCAGTATGTGCCTTTAAGTAAAGTTATCAACGATATGGTAACGGAATCATTAGATGATGATAGTTATTTAAAGAACACTCCGCGTTTTAGATTTATTCAATACGCGAAAGAGGGAATCAGAAACCTAAATCAAGAAGCAGCTAACGATATTCTTGCTTTTGAAATTACCGTACCTGATAACTTGGTTGTTGTAGTTCCAAAGGATTATGTGAATTGGGTTCGTATCTCCTTAGTTACACGAGATCCAATTACAAACGGATTTATGCTTCAACCACTAAATGAAAACCGAAACATAAATACGGCAATCGGATATTTGCAAGACCATAAAGGAGATTTGTTGTTTGATAACAACGGAATGATATTGACTTCCGATTCTTCTAACGCCTATGCGCATCCGTATAAGCGATACAAAGTTTCTGATTTGGGTAGTTGTGGTCAAGGTAAATATTTAGACACAAGTAAGGTTTCAAAATACGGTGAGTTTGCAATCGACGAACGAAAAGGAAAGATACTATTCAGTTCCGATTTAATGGACAAGGAAGTAGTTATCGAGTATATCTCAGACGGTTTGCAAGCGGAACTAAACGAAGAAGAAATAACCATTCACAAGGACTTAAAAGAGACTCTTCAGAATTGGATTTACTATGCCTGTATTGAAAGAAGAAGAAATGTTCCTGCCAATGAAAAACAACGCGCCTTGTTGAGGTACAAAACAACACTTCACCAAGCCAAACTAGACCGATTGAATATAAAATTGTACGAAATAATTAGACATTTCTAAACTATGAGCAAGCGATTAGATTTGATGTTCAAACTTCCTCCATTGGCTAAGAAAAGAATGGAGAATGATAAAACAAAAATTGTAGAAGCCTTTCACAAAGGACAAGAAAAGGAAGTATATACCAGGCTACAGTATGCGAGGATTTACAAAGGTTATGATCTACTCGAGAACTTTGGATATGTGCGTCATGCCTTACAACGAAAGTACGATATCAGCGTTACGTTACTCGAAACCATTTTATACTTGGTTCCTAAAAACTATTTCATGACAGGCGATCTAAAAGAAATCGCCCAAATCCGATATACCTACAAGAACATCGATAGTTTAATCCGAATGGGATATGTCTCGCGTGCAGCTAAAGGCAAAAATAAAAACGAGCACCTTTATACAATGACTGTGAAAGCACGTCAGATTTGCCAAGAAATGCACGAAATGTTAGCTGGGGAGATAGATATACCTATTGAACTTTACAACTCAAAAGAAGCTTCTAAAAGCGATTTGATTAAATCAGAAATCATTGAGAAACTCAATAAAAAAGAAAAGCCCAAAACAGTGAAAGTGCTTTGGGCTCGTGTGAGGTAATGTTTATACTATAGTTAATAACACAAGAATTTATTTTTTTTTAGGTTTAGCTGCCGGTGGTTTTAAAATAGCTTTTTTCTCAATTTTAGGATCTGATTTAATTTGATTATTCTTCACAGTTCCTTCTGTTAAAGGTTTTCTCGAATCTGGTCTTTTATTTGCCATTTTATTTAAGGTTTGCTTGTTCAATAATTACTTTATCTTTAGGAAACACAAGGTATATACGATCTATTTCATACATTTTTTTACTGTCAGGATAAGTATAAACTGTTACTTGACCTAATACAATTTCTTTATTATCTGGAGTTTCAGAAAATGATTCAACACAACCAAGATAAGTTATTGAATTTTCAATTACTCTAACATAAACCCAATTAATATCGGGAGAATTTAAGAAATATGAATATAAGTTCTCATCACCATATTTGTTTGAAATTTTCCATTTTCTAGCTAAAGTATTAATTAATTTCGAGTGATCAAGCTTTGAAATTGAGAATCCTAAAATTATACTTATAACACATGCCAAAATTACTTCTGAATATGGAATTGAGTTTCCATTTGATAAATCGGAGAAAGTTTTAATAGTTTCAAACTTTACCAAACTTTTGGAACAAAAATTATTTATCGAAGAGATCAAATAATTAAAAATTTGAAGAATTAAATAAGAGAACATACCAAACATGATTGAGATAACAACAAACATAAAATCTGATTGTTCTTTATGTCTAATTGTCAGCCGCTTATATATGGTAGTTGCTAAAATACCAGGTGTTAAAAGTATTATTAGCTTTAATGTTAATTCTGATATTTCCATTTAATTTACGGAGTAGTTTAATAAAATAGCTAGGGATATTGTCGTTTCGTAATAAAGCAAATATAATTTATTTTAACTTAATTAACACAAACAAAAAATAAAGGATCATTAAATTTTTTATTTAGTACTTTTAAATACAAGTGATATATTTACACAATATTGACAACACAATATGCTTGAAAATTTTTTAAATATAGGTAATCCTTCTTGGACAGATATGTTACAAGGGATAGCTGCTGTAATTTCAATTCCTGGCGCTATAATAGCATTTATACTATTATTCAAAAAAGATAAAGATAAACAGAAACAAATAAACAGCCTTGTTTCGGCTTCTGAAAGTTTAATTACAATGGTTACTAATCAACAAAATGAAATATCTGAACTTAAAAATATTGCTGAATATCTAAAAGAAATATCTTTAAATGACAGAAATAAAGTTGAATTATTAATGTTGCCAATAATAGATATGTATATAACATCTGGAGAATTGGGGTATAAATACAAAATTATTATTTACAATACAAATACTAACAGTAATATGAAATCCTTTTCAGTCGATAATGCAAATTGTGGTGTGGGCGTAATGAAAGAAAATTTAGCATTAAACAACGGTAAATACATATTTGGGTATAGCTTTAATCCACTAAAAGAAGACAATATTCCTCTTTATTATGAATTTAAAATAACATATATCACAAATCATGGTATAAAATATTATCAATTTTTAAAAGTGTTTAGTGAAAATTACGATGGTAAGGTAGGTATATCTCCAGGTATAATACATACAGAACAAGACTACCTGAAATTAATAAATGAAGAAAATTAGTATTACAAAAACAAAAGTCGTATATTTAATGCAATTCTGTACCTTGTCAGGTTCTAACAATAACGTTGGAATATTAATCCAAGGACACATTCATATTATGACTTTAAAAATTTCAAGAAGTTTATTCTTCTCAGTTTTAAAAAGTTTTTTTTCTTCCTTGTTCAGAGAATGGGTAGGAAGAGCTGGATCCCCAGACAGGTATTATTACAAAATTGGGGGAAATGGTAGAAACGGATTTGTCGCAGTATGCTACCATGCGGATAAAGGGCTTCTTTATATCGCATAATTGAATTTTATTTTACAAAAAGGCTAACCGGTTAGGGGCCTTTTTTTTTGTTATACAATCAACTCAACATCATCCTTTTCACTCAAGACAAGATATTCGACTCCATCATCTACAACTTGTAATCCATCCGAATATTTAAACTTCCTAACGCGATCACCTGGTTTGATGTGTTTCACTTTTACCCCTATATCAACCACCTTGTATTCATCTTCACTTTGGTAGTTTGTGGGTAAGATTAAACCGCTTGTGGTTTGTTTTTCTTCAACTATGCGAGTGCATAAAATTCTATGTCCTAATAACTGCATGCTTTATTAAATTTAATAGGTTACTTAATGATTCTCGCAAACTCGCCCTGTTTCCAAAAGCAAATAATACCGGAAGGACTTGTTACTGTATCTTCATCCGGATTATACTGCAATCGAGGAACGTTGCTTACGTTTACTTCTTTGTTTAGCTTCAAACAGTGAATTGCTTTGGCCTTGGCAAAGTGTTTTTCTATTTTCTTTAAATCTTTCTCGTTCATAACATTTCAAAATAAAAAAGCTGGCTTACGAGAAACCAGCCTTTAACAACACAACTAATATTACAGGTTAAATACCATCGTAGTCTTTCAATCCGATTATTACATCTTCAAAAATCAAATTATCACTTAATTCATCGATTCCCTTTTTCATAGCTAGAAATTGGATTTTACTAAATACATTGCTGCTGTTTCTGCTTCAGTTTGCGCAATAGAAGCACATCTTTGATCGACACCATGTGATTTTAAAAACTCTGCAAAATCAATAAAATCGGCTTGAATGGTTTTTGCAACATGAACATTTACATGTCCAGAAGGATTAAATTTCAATCCTACACGTTTCATACCAAGAGTTTCGGTACCTGATTGAGCCTTGTCTTCGAGGATATCTAATCGCTTCTTAATTACCTTCACATATCCTTTTTGATAATGATACTGTTCACACATCAAGCATTGCATTTCATTATCCAATTCTTTTACTTTTTCGCTTTCAAGAAACGCTTTTAATTTACCTAACTTTTCTGTTTCTTCTTTTACTTCGTTTTCTAAACGTGTTTTAAAATCTGACATAGCAATTTTATTTAGTGTTATTTTTAATTCTTTCAATTATCGTATTGTATTCTTGAATCCATTCAGTAGGAACAGCCATTTCTGATTTTCTATAACGTACAATCGCGTCAACAATTTCAGTTAAACGTTCGTTGTCTAATTCATCTTGAGTGCGGATTCGTTTTGGTTTGTTTAAAAGATCAGGGAAATAATCAAATTTATTTATCCAATGTTCTTTTATAAAAGAGTGACATTTAATTTCAGGAATTTGTACGTGCATAATGGGAAAAATGCCTACTTCATTTATATTTGATCTAAACTGAGCACATAGAACAAGTAGAGATCCATCTTCTCTTTTTCCTATATAATCACCAATATTAAAATATCCAATCTTATTTCCATATCTAAGGCAGTATCCAATAGAATCCTTGAATACAGCTCCATCTGTAAATTTTACTAAATCGTCAAATTTCGATTCATTATCAAAATGAAACCAAATATTTGTTACATTTTGCTTATCTTCTATATTAGAACTAATATTGTCAACATCATCCATTTGACTTAATTCAATTAAAATTTTTACTTTATTGTTGTATATGAATTCCTTTGGTCTAAAACCGTTTTTAATTAATTGAAAATAATTAATAGGACTCATAACTATATCACAAGCACATCTAATATAATTCAATGAAAAAGCTACACTTGAATCACTACCTAGTACACGCATACCTACTCAATTTTAAATTTTATATACTCTTCGCCTTTCTTTACAAGGACCTTTGAAACAGTTCCTTTGTAAATATCCCTATCGTCAATACCATACTTCTTGCATAGTATATCTTGAAAAGGCTTTATAGGATTATCCCAATCCGAAAGTTTACTGGAAACTCCAAATTCAAAAGTGATTGAAAAAGGAGGGGGAGGGATTTCAATTCGCTTTGGCAGCATTAGTAAAACTGCTTTTTCGTAAGATTGATACGCTGGAGTTTTAAACCTGCGACCTTGCCAAACTTCATTTACTGAAAGCGGTTTGATATTTACTTTTATCACTACTCAACCTTTTTACCTAATCCATCGGAATACGCACCTTCTTGATAAGCTTGTACACTCCAACCTTTACTTTTACTAATTGGCATCATTTTTTCATATTCGGCAAGTGTCATAGTTTTTCTCATCACAACCTCGACAACTGTGTTATCAGGAAGCAATGTTGTTTTTGTCTGTTTCGCCATGATACATTGATTTAAAAAACACTTCAACATTCAGTTTTTTATAAAATATAGCTACGTATACACTCACTATATGTAACGTTACACGATCTGAATTCTCAAATATCGCCTGCTTGAATATTTAGTACTATGGTGGGGATGTTTCCTTAAACCCTTTGCAGATACTTGCTGACTTGGCTCAGCGTTGAAGTGTTTTTATGAAAAAAAGAATATTGTTAAGTAGTCAGGACTCGAACCTGAAATGGTATTGAATATCTTTCTGAAATTATCTGACAGGCGGCATAGAATTCCACTTCTATGTCTCCTAAATACTTATTCAATTAGCGTCTTACCAATTCCGCCACTACTTACCATTACTTTTTACAGAAGTAACAAACTGGTTATTAACCAAAAACCATAAAATATGAATTGCAGTCTATACGAGATTCGAACTCGCGACCTCTTGCGTGACAAGCAAGCACTCTAGCCAACTGAGCTAATAGACTAAAAAGTAAAAATGAAGTGTTTGTTTAAGAAAAAAAAGCCTTTCCATAGAACGTCAATAAAGCATATAAATACTTAATGATTAGAAAGGCTTTTTTAAAATGGTTTGTTGTTTATTATAAAAGCTAGGTAATCCTAATTTTATCCCGAATGCAAATAATAACCTCAGATTGCAGCGGTTCCAAATTTAGCGAAATAATATAAGTAGAAATATGTTTTTTATCAGTCAATACACTGGGGACCGAAAAAACATACTGACTACCTACATCAGCTTTTAAATCAACTGAAGCGAAAACCGCATCAACTTTTACTACATCAGAAAAAGAAGCAACCTCTGTTTTCTGTTTTGAATTTTCGCTCAGGTCTATTGTAGTTTTACAGATTCCCGCAATACTGAAACAAAACAGCATTGTAAAAAGCACAAACAAACGTTTCATAGTTTGCACGCAAGAAAGGATTCGAACCTCTGCAAACAGTTTTGGAGACTGTTGTGCTACCGCTACACCACATGCGCTTAAATAAAACCACCCGCCAGCCGTGCAATAAAGACGTCAAAAAGCCCGTTCAAACCGCCTACGCGTATGCTATTATTACGCCACGTTGGGTTGTCATTCCCTCAGCGAATCAAGTTCGCAGCGAATGGTTTATATATTTTCTATACACAAATGCCAAAAATGTCAATGATCTATTTTAAAAATTCCAAAGCCAATCGGTCATATAATTCAGAAGCAGTTTCAATTAACACATCTCCGTCTTTTTCAATTCGCCCAAAATTGCAGAAGAAACAATAGTGATCAATTTCACTCAAAGCTTCTGCCTGATTATTGAAATGAAAAAGCATTATATCCTTAATTGCTTTCAACAAAAATGAATTGTCATAAACAGGAACTTGTGTTCTATACACCTGCGCTAAACTGTTTGAGATTTCATAATCCCTTGTCGTTTGCTCTTTGATCGATTCAATTACCGAAATAAAGATTGCCTTGTTCATATTCTTCATTTTTGATACATGACAAATATATAAAATTTTAAATACAATTGTATGTAATTTATATAAAATATTTTAGTTAGTTTTTAGCTAGAATAAAAAGCGGATATATCTTCGTTTGGGTAATTGTAAATAAGCTTGTTTTAAGCCTTTGAAATAGATTAAATGATAATTGGGCTTTTAAAAAGAAAAAAGTCTTTTAGAAGCAAGGAAAAGGGTATTAAATGATAAAAGTGAGATATGATAGAGTGTTTGGGATGATATACATGTTTCTGAGCGAACGGACCGCAAAAGGAAAACGCGATTCAAAAGGGTATTGGGGGTCGATTTGCTTTTCAGTTCAAAAACATTTTAGCTTTTTATATCCAGGCATTCATAACTGATTTTAATCAGCAACTAATTTCAGTATTAGTCTTTTGGCTTTATTGATTTTCTAGGAAGTAAACTACTTCAAAAGGAAAGTGTAATCTTAGTATGATTCGAACTATTTAGTGTAATACGTTGTAAAACAACGCGTTGAGGTTTGTGTGTGTGAATTCTGCACGACCATTGCACAACGCATTACAAATTGTGGCGCTTCTTCCAGTACTCTAAAAGGTCGTTAAGTTCCTGAACTGCTGCATTGTACTTCGTTGGTACTTTCTTTTTTCTTATCGATTGATTGTTGCCTGATAACACCTTGCTTAGTTCAGCTACATTGATTAATTCGTTTATCATAATATACAGATTTATGTACTTTTTCTCCGTGCTAAGATACAGAATTGTGTGTATTTATTCTTTAATGTATGTAAACAATAAAAGAGATCTACACGACAGCGCGTTTGTGTTTGTTTTTTCATCACCCTTCATTCATGTCAATACGATTCATTACCTATTAAATTTTACCACAGTTCAATTATTTATCCTCTTCTAACATTGTATGCGTAAACTTTAATTAAAGCCTTTAAAACAAAGGGAAATCAATAACTATAACGATTATCTATTGCATTGTGTTTTACTATAGAAATTACGTATCAAAACTTTTTAATTAATGCTTTTTTATATAAAATAGTTGTTATACATTTGTATAACATAAAAGAAAGGAAGTAATACTTCTTTTTTTTGATTCCCCCCTAGGGGTGTTCTTTGACTTACTGTCTGCTCTCTCTCTTGAGTCTTGGTTGTAGTTCTTAAATTATAACTAAGCGAATCAGGCTTGATAATTACCACTATGCAAGCCGTTACCACAAATATTAAATAACCCTATTAAAATAATAATCTCATGAAAAAAAGAATTGATATACAAGAAATAATAGAAAGCCACGGAATAGAAACTAAAGTGAAAAACAACAGGCTTCTAGCTAAAGAAGAATACACTAAGCAAGGCAAACTATTTCACACATGGATAGACGTCACAGATTGGGAGCTTCCCAAAATCATATACAACTTACTTAATTACTAAAAAAATAAGTCCTTACAATTTACCACAACGTAAGGGCTTTCTTTAAACCCTATTAAAAAATGAAATACAATCTTATCCTTGCCCTTGCGGGGGTGTGCTTGGTACTTACTGTATCAGCTGTTTTTACTTTCCATAGTATAACTAAGCAAATCGAAAAATTAGAACAAGCCAATGAACAATACTACATGTTCATTTGGAATGATGATCCGGGGGGACTTCCCTCAGCAGGAAACAAAGTAATCATTGAAGAGATTGAAGGAAACAAAATCTATCTAGGCAATGAGTAATACTAAACACAGCAAGCGACTAAGCTATCAATTGATAGTATTCGCACTAGTTTACTTCACTTTCCAAGTATCAAGAATATTTTTTTAACCCTATTAAAGCACCTGGGCACGTCGTTAAACTGCTCTATTTATTATGAAAACAAAAGAACAAGTAATTAAAGAAGCGTGGGGAATACATTTTAATTGTATAGGAGATAAAAATAGAGAACACTGTCTAAAAAATGATGGGTGGATAATTACGGATATGTCTGATATAGACATAGAAGAAGTTTCAAACCCTAAATACGATAGTAAATTCGAATGCTATCACTTTGATGAATGGTTCTATAAAATCAGACCAAAATCATTACAAGGTATTGAAGATAATAACGGTTGGATTCGTATTGAAAGCAAAGATGATTTGCCAATAGATAATGGCGGGAGTTATATGGTATGTGAAAAAGGAATCCCTAGAGAAGAATATCAAATGCCACGTGAATCTCTAGCAAAAGGATGGTCTTGTGGAGTGATAACACATTACAAACCTATTGTAAAACATAAAAAACCACTATACTAATGAAAACAGCAATATACATTCCAACCGGAGAGATAGTACAGCTAACAGATGAAACAAGGGATTTGTACGGACAAGAAGAAATGAAAGTGATTTTCCCTAACGGAGACGTGCACTTTGAATTTATGGATGATTTAAATTTTGAAGTATGATACAAGCAAATGAAGTACGTATAGGTAACTGGATAGAATATGATAATAGATTTTTTCAAATAGACACAATTGCAGAAGTTTTTCCAACACTTAATACTGGAGAATTTGGGATAGGTGTTGTTGATTGGAATAATATAAAACCAATCGAACTGACAGAAGAAAGGTTGCTGCAATGTGGGTTCATTATTAGAACACAGGATGACGATGCTTTTGCAGAATATCATCACAATGGAATATTTTTCAAATCAACTGTTTTCGATGTAACTGAAAAGTGTAGTGTATTAGTTATTATAGGACTGGGTAAAATAGAAGTACATTACCTCCACCAACTCCAAAACCTTTATTTCGCCCTTACAGGAAAAGAATTAGAAATTAATCTTTAGTTTTACTTAATAAAAAAAAATCCCGTTGGGTTACCACACACCAACGGGAAAATATGTCTGCATTTTTTTAACCCTATTAAAAATTTGCAACTACAAAATTATAGAAATTATGTCGTTAAAAGAAGAAATAGCTCAAAAATTAAAAGCTCGTAGGATTGAACTTGGTCTCACGATGGAGGAACTCGCGATACTTGTTTGGGGAGATCCTGCCAAGAGAGCTCAAATATCAAACTATGAAAATGGGAAAAGAGCTTTTTCCTTAGATACTTTGGAGTTGTTTTTGGAAGCTTTGCAGATGAATTTAATTTTGCAAAACAAGTAAATAAATGAATTGTATTTTGTTTATTGTAGTTAATCAACGTAAAATACCATAAAATAAGCTTTATCTTTGTTGTGCAACAGTCGTGCAAAGTGAAGCTTTTTTACTTGTAATATATTGGTTATGACTTGATTAATTAAATTAAAAGTAATCCTGTCATCGTCACAAAAAAGAAAACCCTACACATTTGTGTAGGGTTTTTTTATACAATTAAGCCAAATTGTAGATTTCGGATCAAGTACAAAACTTGGGGATAGCATAAAAAAGAGTGTTTTTTTTAAGTAAGCTTTTCCGATTCGTATGTCCTGAAGAATAAAAAAATCTCTTCCATTTTTGTCATCCTGACGAAGGAAGGAGAAGGGTCGCATCCTATACACCCTATTGCATTTATATTTTCTTAGGTAAAAAGTTTAGTCAATCTAAAGAGAAAGAATGCTTTATCTCTAACTCCCCTATACATCATTCTAAAGTATTTGATTTTAGAATGAAAAGACCCAGTAGAGGTATCGGCCCTACTGTCATTATAATAGTGTAGTATGTAGTATAGCTGTAATAATGCCGCATAAAGGCTTTATGGACTATATTGAATTGTTTTAGATTTGGATGTTCTATCTAGTTAAATTAGATATGTAGTATGAGAGTAGTTGTTAGGTATGTTTTTTTAGATATAGTGTAGTTAAAGTGTATTAAATGTTAATTAGTTCCGCTTGTATATTTAGGTTAAATTAACATTACGTATATTTAGACTAACCAATTTTAAAATTATTTATTATGAAGAAATTATTATTAGGATTAGCATTGACGATGTCATTAGGAACATTTGCTAATTCAGGCGAAATTATTAAAGATGATCAAATTATTCAGCCAATAAAAGCTTGTTATAAATTTGAAGTTCATAGAACTCAATGGATAAATAACAATCCTACAAAGTATACAACAAGCTATGTTGAATATGGTAGATATACAGAAGCAGGGGCTTACCAAAGATCTCAGGAGTTGTATCAATTATATCCAACAGATATTGATCAGAATGGCAACGGATACATGTCATTACATGGATATAATATTTCAAATATATCAAACTGCCTTATAATAGAACCATCCATACCTTCAGATAATTAGATATATTATCACTACAAATATCAAAAAATATCAGAGTAGTTAAACTCTGATATTTTTATTATAATATCTTAATCATTTCGGTAGTATGTGTTGAGCCTTTAATATATTGACAATTTGAAAAGTGATTGATTAAAGATGCGTTTTTAAGATTAGTATAAGCTACTTTGTAACCTTGGCTTTTAGCTATTTCTCCAAGTTTATTGATAAGCGAAACTAAAGCTTCTTTTCTATCCGATTCGCGATAGTTTGGATTTGACACAACAAACTCTATCCAACACATTTTTGAATTAGTATAGTATATGAATCCCGCACAGATATTAATACCTTCTTTTGAAAGCATAATTCCGCAGATTCAATTGTTAGGCAATAGTTCCTGCAAAGGAGGGGGAATTTCCACCAAGTCCACCAAGAAACTAATTCTAGGTAATCTTCTTCTTTTAAAACACGAGCATTAAACATAACTTTTTATGATATTGGAGTTAATAGCAAATAATTCAACTTGCTTATCATCATTATTTATCGTTTCTATCTGTATAATACCATATATTTCTCCTCTATCTACGATATACCTATTAGAACGTGGATTGTTTAATTCGAATGGGATATATATCGCGTGCAGCTAAAGTTGAAAATAAAAATGAGCATCTTTATACCATGACTGCAAAAGCATGTCAAATTTGCTAAGAAATGCGCGAAATGCTGTCGGGAGAGTAGATTACCAGTTGAATTATATAATCCAAAAGAAGCTTCTAAAAGCGATTTGATTAAGGCATAAATTATTGAAAAGCTGAATAAAAAAGAAAAACCCAAAACAGTGAAAGTGCTTTGGGTTTGGAAAAATTAGAAGAATTCATCTTGTCAAATGTTTTTTATCTAAGGTGTAAATAAACTTAATTGTTTATTTTTAAATTATCAAGTTTAACAAAATTTATAGCAGTACTTGATATTCCCATACTATTAAGTGTTTCTTCATGTCTGTTATATTCTTCATTATTATAATATGACACTGTCCATTTAACATGAGTGTTTATATGTTTATCTAATTCCTTAAAATAAGGAAGATCTGCTTTTGACAGTGAATGTCCAAAAATAAATATCTCTTCAATTGTATTTAGTTGTTTAAAAAAAGATGCTTTTTGTTTAATTATTCTTTTTGGTGGTTTAAATGTTCCTTTAAAATACTTCATTATTCTATTTTGCCCTTCATCATATGAAAAGTCATCATAATTATTATATCATTTGTCTATTTCATCAGGATTTAAACCATTTGGTGGTTGATGTCGTCTTACTTCAAAACTTTCTTTGGGGGTTGTTTATTTCTGAGATATGTAGTGCGAGAGCATTTGTTAAGTATGTTTTTTTGATATAGTATAGTTAAAGTGTATTAAATGTTAATTAGTTCTATTTGTTTATTTACGTTAAATTAACATTATGTATATTTAGACTAACCAATTTTTAAATTATATATTATGAAAAAAATCTTCTTCCTAGCTATAGGATGTGCGTTTTTGACTGTTAGTTGCAGTAATGAACCAGAAAACATTGGTAATCTAAATGATAGCCATAATAAAACTGAGTTAGCTGATTATTCAGTTATAAAAGAGAGCGATGAATATAAGGCAATCGATAAACTCTATATGGACTATATTTATGAGATAATTGATATTAAGCAGTTTTTGTATTCTAATGATAGCTTTGATATTGCTGTAACTTTTTTGCTGTCTATTGGTGAATACAGTTTCGGTGGATATACAACTCAAGAAGAAATTATGGCCTATGCTTTGACAAAATATTTCGAAATCAAAAACAGTTAATCGCTATGAAAAAAATAACACTACTTATATTCCTTTTAGCATTCACTACCACAACTTTTGCAGGTAGAGTTTTAACAATAAGAAATCTATCTAACGAAACTAAATATTTTTTTGCATTAGAGATGCAATACGATTCAGTCCAAACAACAATCTACCATACATATAGGTCGATATTAGACTATATTGTATTAGAGCCTGGAGATTTTATTACGTTTAGTTATATTCAATCTGGCATAAATGGTTTTGAATTCTGTCCATCTTCAGATAGTACTCATAAAGTTATTCATTCTGAATATCCAGACCCTCCTATTCCTATCATCCCTCCTGATACTTATGCGTTTAGATGGATAAATTATATATATGATCCATACAATCCTGATGAAGATTACAATCCATATATTTCAGAGAATTGTGACGTTGTACCACCACTACCTGCAACATTGGGTAATCGATTAGAATTTAGAGGATTTAAAATTTGTGAAAAAGACCCCGTTAACGGCAATATTCACGCAATAGATTATTTTGAACCTGTATTTATTGATGGTTATGTACATACACCACATAATATCAAAGAAAAATATTTTAGAATGCCAAGTCTTCCTAACCCCGGAATTGTAGAATCACATGAAATTATATTTCAATAATGTAAAAAAACCTTTCTAAACTTTAGAAAGGTTTTTTTATTATAGCACTTTAATCATTTCTGTAGTATGTGTTGAGCCTTTAATATATTGACAATCTGAAAAGTGATTGATTAAAGAAGTATTTTTTAGATTAGTATAAGGTACTTTGTAATCTTGTACTTTTGCTATTTCTCCAAGTTCATTGATAAGCGAAACTAAAGCTTCTTTTCTATCCGATTCGCGATAGTTTGGATTCGACACAACAAACTCAATCCAATACATTTTTGAATTAGTATAATATATGAATCTTGTACAGATAGTAATACCTTCTTTTGAGAGCATAATTCCACAGGTTCCATTGTTAGGCAATAGTTCCTGCAAAGAAGGGGAGAATCTCCACCAAGTCCACCAAGAAACTAATTCTAGGTAATCTTCTTCTTTTAAAACACGAGCATTAAACATAACTTTTTACGATATTGGAGTTAATAGCAAATAATTCAATTGGCTTATCATCATTATTTATTATTTCTATATCTGTATAATACGATATATTTCTCCTCCATCTACAATATACCTATTAGAACGTAGATCGCTTAATTCGAATGGGATATATATCGGGTGCTGCTAAAGATGAAAATAAAAATGAGCATCTTTATACTATGACTGCAAAAGCATGTCAAATTTGCTAAGAAATGCGCGAAATGCTGTCGGGAGAGTAGATTACCAGTTGAATTATATAATCCAAAAGAAGCTTCTAAAAGCGATTTGATTAAGGCATAAATTATTGAAAAGCTGAATGAAAAAAGAAAAACCCAAAACAGTGAAAGTGCTTTGGGTTTGGAAAAATTAGAAGAATTTATCTTGTCAAATGTTTTTTATCTAAGGTGTAAATAAACTTAATTGTTTATTTTTAAATAATCAAGTTTAACAAAATTTATAGTAGTACTTGATATCCCCATACTATTAAGTGTTTCTTCATGTCTGTTATATTCTTCATTATTATAATATGACACTGTCCATTTAACATGAGTGTTTATATGTTTATCTAATTCCTTAAAATAAGGAAGATCTACCTTCGACATTGAATGCCCAGAAATAAATATCTCTTCAATTGTATTTAGTTGTTTAAAAAAAGATGCTTTTTGTTTAATTATTCTTTTTGTTGGTTTAAATGTTCCTTTAAAATACTTCATTATTCTATTTTTCCCTTCATCATACGAAAAGTCATCATAATTATTATCCCATTTGTCTATTTCATCAGGGTTTAAACCATTTGGTGGTTGATGTTGTCTTACTTCAAAACTTTCTTTTAGGGGTTGTTTATTTCTGAAATATATAATGTGAGAATAGTTGTTAGGTATTTTTTTGATATAGTATAGTTAAAGTGTATTTAATGTTAATTATTATATTTGTTTTTTTTAAGTTAAATTAACATTTGTTATATTTAACAAACCAACTTTAAAATTATTTATTATGAAAAAAATCTTATTCCTAGCCATAGGATGCGCGTTTTTTACTATTAGTTGTAGTAATGAACCTGAAAATATTGGTAATCTAAATGATAGCCATAATAAAACTGAATTGAATACAAATTCTAGTATAAGACAGAGTACAGAATACAAAGACTTTGATAAACTTTATATAGACTTTATTCATGGTAGAATTGATATCAAGCAATTTTTATACTCTACCGAAAGCTTTAATACTGCTGTGGCATTTTTACTTTCTATAGGAGAGTATAGCATGGGAGGATATACCACACAAGAAGATATCATGACCTACGCATTAACAAAATATTTAGAAATAACAAACAGTTAACAGCTATGAAAAAAATTATAACACTATTATTTGTTCTTGCATTCACTAGTACAAGTTTTGCAACTAGAATATTAACTATACGAAATTCTTCTACTGTTATTAAAAATCTTTATGCACTAGAGATGACATTTTCTGACCCAACTATAAACCCAGGACGATATCTTCATGTTGTTGTCGGTCATTATATTCAATTAAAACCTGGTGAATTTATTACATTTAGTAATTTTCATCCTACTGATATAAATGAATTTAATTATTGTCCTGCTCCATCAAGTAAATATACAATGATACGTAATCCAGAGCCGCTGCATCCTGGTGGTGGTCCTCTACCACCATTGTTTCCTTATTTACCTACTTCTGATGTTCAGTGGAGTATTCCTACATATCAGTACCCTGTGTCTTCATATAAAACAGTTAAATGTAATGAAGTTCCTCAACTACCTAGTTCACTTGGCCCACGTGCTATGTTCAGAGGATTTAAAGTTGCCAATCAAGGATCTACACCAACTAATGGAGTAGATTATTTAATAGCAAAAGGTCTAGATCATATCCATACATACCATGACATTTCAGTAAGTCAATCCTTTAATATTAGAGAAACTTTTTTACAGCTTCCTTCTAGTGCTAACCCTACTTTAGAGATACAAGAAATTATTTTTCTATAACCCCTTACCCCTTTTATTTGTAAAAGGGGTTTTTTATTACAATATCTTAACAATCTCTATTGTTTGGACAGAACCTTTAACATATTGACAATCTGAAAAGTGATTGATTAAAGAAGCGTTTTTAAGATTGGTATAAGCTACTTTGTAACCTTGGCTTTTAGCTATTTCTCCAAGTTCATTTATTAAAGCTAATAATGCTTCTTTTCTGTCTGATTCGCGGTAGTCTGGATTCGACACAACAAACTCAATCCAACACATTTTTGAATTAGTATGGTATATGAATCCTGCACTGATATTAATACCTTCTTTTGAAAGCATAATTCTGCATGTTCCATTGTTAGGCAATAGTTCCTGCAAAGGAGAGGGGAATCTCCACCAAGTCCACCAAGAAACTAATTCTAGGTAATCTTCTTCTTTTAAAACACGAGCATTAAACAT